TGCGACTGCAAAAGTACTAAAAAATTGAATATAAGTACGAAATTATTTGCATATTCTAACAATATGCAGTGTGCTCTTTATTTTGTACTGATATTCAAGTGTTTATGATTATCGTGCTAATCGGTTTGCACGAAATTTGCACGTTTTACGTTTTTTAACGCTACTTTATGGTAATACAACAGCGCACTCTGTACCATCCTCTGATGTCTGAAATATCAACGGAAAAGTCTGCAAAATTAGGATTCACCGAGCGGCAGATAATCTTTGTATCATCACCCTTTGCTTGGAATACATTCTTAACGATAGCACCATTAACGGTGTCGAGAACATAAGTGTTGCCCCATTCAATGAAAGCCTTCTCGTTAATCTTCTGCACAAGCACCTTGCTTCCGCTTGGGTACTCTGGCGACATGCTATCGCCCGTGACGGTGATTGCCATCGAAATATTCTCTATAGGAGAAATCATCATTTCACAATCATGCTTCTGTATCTGATACTCAAAATTGTTTGGTGTACCACCTTGCGCAGCAACGGGAAGAAGCGGTACTTTATAGAATTTGCCTTCCTCCTGTAGCTTATCGGTGTTAGTCATAAAACCCTCACCCGTTTCGAGCCAATCGGCATTTATGTCAGGGAATACCTCCGAAACTGCTCTCTTTGTCTTCAATGATAATCTGTCGGTATTATAGAAATGACTGATGCTTACACCAATCTTCTCCTGAAACTGAGCCATTGACATTCCCTTGTGCTCAGCTACCTTTTTTGCTCTTTCCAATAGTGTACTCATACGTTTTATATTAATTATTATTAAAATATTAATAGAAAATAATAGTTTCTCGAATTTTTTTATTAATTTTGCGGTGTGATTACAAAGCACCGATATATTTCGGTTGCAAAGATAATGATTTTATATTAATTTCTATATAAATTTATAGTTAAATATGGTTATTAAATCGCAAAAAGAGAAAGAAAGCTTGGTAGTTCAATCTGTAGAGAACTACATGAAGCAGGGTCTCAAGAAGTCTGAGGCTGTGCGGCGTACAATGAGTGACTTCAAATATGCGTGTGAGGCTAGTATCTATGGTATTCTCAAACGCAATAAAGAGAAAGGAGGCAACGATGATAAACGAACCGCCTGATGTGAAGCCGAAAGGCAGATATTCTATCAAGGAGACTGCTGAAAAGCTTGGTGTTAGTGTAACGACTATCTACCGCTATATTAAAGGCGGATTCCTTAACAGAACTGTAAGACCGAATGGACAGGTAGCTATCGCAGGGTCAGAGATTACTCGATTTTGGGGTGGCGAGTATATATAATATATAATAAGGTGTAAATATGGAAAAGGAGATACAAGAAGCAATCACATTATTAGAATCCCAAGGTTACGAGGTAACCCCACCGCAATCTGTCTCTATCATTAATGATGAGTTCGAGAGTTGGTGGAAGATGTATGGTAAGTGTGTCGGCAAACAGAAATGCTTGAAGAAGTGGATGCACATGACTAAGAAGGATAGAGCCGCTTGTATGGCAGCTACACCACGATATGTTGCATCAATCACTAAGAAGGTGTATCAGAAACACCCACTAACTTATCTTAATTCCCGTGCTTGGGAGGATGAAATATATTCTGAGTATGACGAAGTACAGCAACAGCAGCAGCGAACAGAGCTTAATTTTGCAAGGACAGCAGCAGCGGTCTTTAACGCCGATTAGCATTGAGGAATGGGCTGATACCTATTATCCTTTGATAAGTAAGCGAAAAAAGCCTATTCCTTCTTTGGTTTCCGCTCTTAAAGATACCAATTCTTTGGTCGATATTGATAAGAAATTCGAGGAGGGTCTTGCCTTACAATGGGTGAAGGCAGAATTGTTAGATACATTCTGGCTTCTTGGTGCTGGTAATTCGGTGAATAGTAATCAAGCTGTCTTTATGGCAAGGCGTATTAGGAATATCTATTATTATCTATCTCTAAGCGAACTTACCTACTTTTTTGAATCACTTATAGGTGGGGGATATGGAAAGATATATGTAGGTAACACTATCAATCCGCAGAATCTGATGGAGGCTTTACAGAAGTTCGATACCGAAAGAGCACAGATACTATCGCAGATGGAATCCGATGCCAATAAAGAGCGAAAGAAAGATGTAAGAACTGACCTTAGTATAGTTAATGCTATATGTAGCAAATTAGGCAAAGAACTTGCTAAATCACTCATTGGTTCTAAAGCAGGTCACGAATATAAACCGTTTAACGCAAATAAAAAAATACAACAATGAAAATTGAAATCAAGTCAATGACTTTACAGAACTTTAAGAAGGTTCAGGGTCAAGAAATTAACTTTAGCCACAATATGGTTATTAGTGGCGCAAATAAGGTAGGTAAGACAACCATCTATGATGCCTATCTTTGGGCAATCTTCGGCGTTATCAGCAAGAAGAATGCCACCGTGCAACCTCTTGATATTAATAATGATGTTATTCATCATCTCGAAACCTCTGTCACTGTAGTACTTAACTATAATGATGAGCGAGAGGTTAAGGTACAGCGTATCCTTACTGAGAATTGGGAGAATAAGGGAACGGCAGAAGAGAAGTTGCAAAGTACTACACAAGAGCGACTTATTAATGATGTTCCTCTTTCGCAGAAAGATTTTAACTCCAAGCTCGAAGAACTTTGTCCGCTCAAAAGATGGCTCGTTCTGTCTAATATCAATATCTTTATGTCTTATAAGGTTGATGACAGAAGAAAAATGCTTATGTCGTTGGCTGGCAAAATCAATGAAGAAGAATTGATGAAGCCTTATCCTATGGTGTATAAGGGCGTAATTGAAGAGAAGAAAGAACTCTCCGATATGCTTACACAGCAGAAGGCAACAAAGAAGAAAGCTGAAGAGGAGTTAGATTTAATACCTGCAAAGGTCCAGGCACAAGAGGCTCTTAGAGTTGATGCCGATTTTACTGCTCTCAAAGCACAGAAGGCAAAAATTGATGCTGATATTGCTGCTATAGATGCGGCATTGGAGGGAACGACTGAGAAAGACCCTGCTATGGAAGAGTACCTCAATAAGTTGCAAGCGCATAACGTAAAGGTTGCAAATGCACAGAAGATATGGCAAGATGCTAAGATTAAGGCGATTGATGAGCTTACGAAGAAGATTTCTACGGCTTCAACGAAAATCAATGACGCTAAATCTGCATATAATACAAATATGGAGACTAATACAAAATACAAGGTTTCCTTGGCAGAGGTCACCATTAATTTCAATAACAAGATTAAAGAGTGGAATGATGCTAACGAAAAGAAATTTAACCATAAGCAAACAGATGTTTGTCCAGTTTGTGGTCGTCCTTATACGGACGAAATGAAGGAAAAGGAGTATGATAACGCCGTTGCCGAGTTCAATAAGAATAAGTCTGATGAACTCACGAAAATACAGAATGAGGCTGCTCAGATTAAGCAACAGATGAATGTCCTCAAAGGTAATATTAATACCTATGAGCAGATTACCAAGGCACAAGATGAGGACAAGGTAAAGAATGCCCAATCTGAGTATCAGAAGTTAATTAACGAGCGTACAGAGAAGCAGAACCAAACTTGGGAAGCTGCTGCGGAAAAGGTGGTCTTTGATAAAGACCTCGCCGATATTGAAGCAATTAAGCCTGTTGTGAAGGTTGATGCTACAATCGAAGAGAATAAGGAGAAAAAGAAGACCCTTGTTTCTCAACGTGACGAGTTAGTTAACAAAATCGCAGGTGAGGAGACCAACAAGCGTATTGATACAGAGAAAGAAAAGCTCAATAATCGCTCTGTTGAGTTATCTCAGATTATTGCTGATTGTGGTGAAGTTATTAGCCAAATCAAAGCTTACAAGAAGGCAAAGATTAATCTTGTTGAGCAAAAGGTAAATTCATACTTCTCACTCATTCGTTGGAAGTTCTATCAGCAGAATAAGACCAATGACGATGAGAAGGAAATCTGTACCGCTATTGATAAGGATGGTATTGACTACGATAATACGAATGATGGAACTGTTATTGATATGGGCGTTGATATTATCAGCGGTATATCTAAGGCTTCAAATATCTTCGTACCTTTGTTCGTTGACCGCAAGGAATCAGCAGAACACATCGTGCCCGTTGAACAGCAGATTATCTACTTGCAATGTATCTACGGTCAACCTTTGGAGATTAAATCACTTTAATAACTTTATAAAATATAAATTATGGCAGAAAATGGTATCGTGGTTTCACAGCCACAAGTTAGCGGACTTAATATGTTCGCAAATCAAGACAGTTTTAATACTGGTTATAAAATGGCGCAGATTTTGTCTGCGTCCACAATTATTCCTGATACATTTAAAGGGAACGTAGGTAATGTAATGATTGCTATTGATTTAGCGCAGCGCATTCACACAAATCCACTTATGATTATGCAAAATATGTCGGTAATTTATGGCATGCCTTCTTTCTCCGCTAAATTCCTTATTGCTTGTATCAATGCAAGTGGATTGTTCGCAACACCTCTTCGCTATGAATTTGTTAGTGAGCAAGGAAAAGACGATTGGGGCTGCTATGCTTATGCAATAGATAAGCAAGGCGAAGTGCTTAAAGGCTCTACTGTCACCATTCGCCAAGCAAAAATAAAAGGGTGGTATGATAAAAAAGGTAGCAACTGGCAAGCTGACCCAGAGCAGATGCTTCGTTATCGTGCTGCTACAAGATTTCAGAACGCCTATTGCCCAGAAATTACTTGCGGTCTTGCTGTTAAGGAAGACTTGGAGGATGGCGATTATACTGAGATTACCGCTAATAACGTTGAACAGCTTTCTGCCGAAGAGAAGCTCGCACAAGCTCAGCAGCAAGAGGAACAGCAAGCCAATACTCAGTCGCTCGATATGAATAACGGCGAGAATAAGGAAGAAGATAAGGCTGCTAATAATTCCCCAAGTGATGAGCAGGAAACCGCTCAGACCGCAGAAAATGCGGCTCAAACCAAGCCTAAAGCTCAGCCGATGGGTAAACAGGAAATGCCTGATATATTTAAGCAGCAGTAAAATAACGGATAGGAGAGAGAGGAATCTCTCTCCTATATATAATAAGGTATAGAATATGCAATTAGTTACATTAGGTAGTGGAAGCTCTGGTAATGGGTATATCCTACAGAATGATGATGAAGCACTTATCATAGAATGCGGAATGCCCTTAAAAGATGCCGTAGAAGCACTTGGAGGAAATCTCAAAAAGGTTGTCGGTTGCTTGATTACTCATAGCCACAGCGACCACGCAGGGTTTATTCGTCAGTATGCACGACCTTTCAATATCTTTGCAACCAAAGGTACTTTGGAAGAAAAGAAGATTAAAGAAGATGATTTTCATTACAATGCCATACCGATGCTTAAAGAGTTTCGTATTGGTAACTTCGTTATCAAAGCTTTCGATACAGTTCACGACACAAAAGAGCCTTGCGGCTTTATCATTTATCATCCCGATATGGGAGATATGCTTTTTCTTACGGATAGCCATCATATCAAATATAAGCTATCTTTTCCGCTTGACTATATCCTTATCGAATGCAATCACATGGATGCGTTAGTTGATAAGAGTGTAAAGGAAGGCATTATTCCTAAGAAGGTAGGTGTAAGAGCGAAAGCTACTCACATGAGCTTGGAAAGATGTCTGAACTGCCTTAAAGAGAATAAATTGGAAAGAACGAAAGCGATTGTGCTTATTCACATGAGTGCAAACAATGGCGATGCTGAATTATTTTCTTCTGAGGTAGCAAAAGCTACGGGTAAGGCGGTTCACGTTGCGAAGAAAGGATTCTCATTGGAGTTGATGAAATGAAAACTCTTGAAGAAATGTCGTATATACACATGATAGAGCAGCTACGAGAGGAGGTTAGAAAGCTCACAGATGAAAATAAGTTATTGCGTGAATCTATAAAACGTTACTTTAATGAAAGAAGAAGATAAAGAGCCACCTTGTTGCGGTAATTGCATTTCATTTACAGAAGAAGATGTTCTCGGTGGAGGTTTTTGCTGCGATAAAGAAGAAGGCACAGTTTGTTGGGAATGGTGTAATAAACATAAATACAGATAATTATGGTAATAAAAGGAAAACAAGTTAAAGAATGGGTAAGACGTGCCTATAACAATGCCGTAAAACACGGATGGCACGAAGAGAAAAAGCCTGCGGCACACTGGGTTATGATGATTAGCACAGAGGTTACGGAAGCCGTTCAAGCTGACCGCAATGGGCGTTGGATGGATGAGCTTGATAAAAGTGGGCTTGATTGTGTTATCGCTAACGACCACCACAGAGGTTTGGTTGAAAAATTCTATGGCGAACATATTGAGGGAACTGTTGAGAGTGAATTGGCAGACATCTGCATTCGTTTATTTGACTTTATGGGGTTGAAAAACGTAAAATGTAGAACAGAATATACAACCGATGAAGAAAATATAGAACTCTGTAAAACAAGAGATTTTACAGTTAATGCATTCTTCATTTCAAGAGATATATTAAATTTTGCTACCCCGAATAACTCTTTGCTCAGTAAAGCTTATATTAATGAAATAATCGAAGCTTATTTTAATAATATAATCGTTGCTACCTTTGAATGGGCAGAATCACTAGGTATCGACCTTGTACAGCACATTAATCTAAAGATGCGCTATAATGAGACCCGTGAATATCATCACGGAGGAAAGAAATATTAAAAAAATAAGGCGACTGCTCTTCACGAGTAATCGCCTTTGTTATCCAAACAATCTTATAATTAAAAAACTAAAACCTATAAAATATCAGTAACTATTGAAAAAAGTTTTTTCCTTTTCTATTTTTATATATTGCCAAGAATATCATACCTACCATGAAGAGAAGCACGAATACCGCCGTAACCTTACCTAATCGCAAGAATGCAGCATCTGTTTTATTCATCGGCTTCTCTATATACACGGGATATGGAACAGAATCTTGTTTAGCTTTATCTAAGGAATCGATTTTGAGTCGATACTTATTTATACTATCCTTATATGATTTATAATAAGAAATACTATCTCTCAGCTTCTGTATGAATACCTCTGTATAGTTATGGCTCTCGTAGTGATATTTGGCTTGTCTGAGAATATTACCATCTTTATCAACCATTGTAGAAGTGCTATCTCTAATATGGTTTGTTTCAGACTTGCTATTTTCTTTTAGCTCACTTTGAGTTCTCTGATAGAGTTCAAAGGTCGCCGAAAGTCTAGCATTAAATATCGAATCCCAATGTGACTGCTTATCGCTGATATAAGTCTGTCGGGTAACCACCTTCGGGGTAGCCGTACACCCGATAACTATCTGCGTCATAAGAAACAGAAGCATTGAAATTGATAAACAATAAAACAAATCTTTAACCCATTTCATAAGCTTATAATATATTAAAGGCTTTCAAAGCTCTCTTCCAATATTTGGTTCTGCTCGGCAAGCCGTTTGTTCCACCATTGATTTTTTTTGTAACCGCTTCAATATCATTCTTGTCAGCTACGGCATTCAATCCTCTTACTAACCAATACCACATACCGCTTTTTACTGCTCCTCTCGGTTGTTCCAAGAGTTTTGGCTCTGCTACAACATCACCTTTGCAGTACTTTGAGTTTGTGTAGGCTTGATAATTCGCCCTTCCTGTTAAATGCAAGAAGCCACGACCTTTATATCTGTAGCCGTCACCCTTCTGAGTATTGCCCAACATCTTTGCGAGCTTACCAACCTCATACTTATGGCAATAGTCAGCATTACCGATTTCTCGTATATGTACTAACTCTGCGGTTTCGTGAGCCACTTGTGCAAGGAAATGTGCCATGCGAAGTGGAGTATTGATATTGAAAGCATCTGCGTAATCGTTGATATAAGGAAGATATATATCAATCCTATCTCCAGCTTTCGGCATGATGATTTCCATCTGTTTTCTTGTTACTCTCATTTTTTATCCTCCGTTGCTTTAAATCCTTCTTCTAAGGCATCACCAACGCCTTCACTCTTAGATTTTGCAAGAGCTACGACAAAGGCTTTAATGAAGCCCATTATTGTCTTCTTCTCTACTGAAACGCCACGAACAAATAAGAAATGTCCTAGTATGCTTGGGATTTCTATTCTTACCGCAATAAATGCAGTAACAACCCATCCACCCCAAATATAATCAATATCAAGCTGCGGCAATAAAGCTCTACCAAGAGATACACCTACCATTATATAGATAAGGTAGTCCACAAATTTATTTGCAGTTCTGCGCCTTGCCCGTGATGCTCTGAACTCATATCTATCAGCAAGGAGAGGGCTCTTGCTTTCTAAAGCATTTTTATGTCGAAGGCTACTTTCTTCACACCCAAAGCGATAGTCAGCAATGATAAGTAGAACGATGGCAATAAGCATCCATCGGGTATCGAGTAACATACAACTTAACTCATCCCCGAATAGCATCATCCCTGCCGCTCTTGTACCCGTATTTCCTACTTGTTCTACCATATTTTGTTTTTGATGCAAAGATAACTTTTAAAATCGAAAGACAGAAGAAAATAGATAATCGGGTGTAAACAAATAAAGAGGAACTTATCAAAAGCCCCTCTTTATGAGTGATTCAAACTGTATATCTACTTCAAAAAGTATTCTCTTATATTATATACACCATCCTTATCTTTCAGCAGGTCAAGGGCTAATTTGTAGGCGTATTTTACAAGTTCATCCTCATTTATATCAGAAAGAGATTTCTCGCCCTTTATTGCAACTATAGTTTCCCCGTGGTCGCTTATTACCTGATTCATTGCTATATACAGCGCATAATCATTGTAATATGGCTTATCCTCCATACATAAGCCCAATTTTTCCATTTCGTCCAACCATCCTTGCATATTCCAGGTTGCTTCGGGATTCATCTTACCGATAATATCCAACGCCTCATTCTTTGTGAGATAGTTGTTCCACTTGATGGCACAAAGTTTCTCAATGTATTCTTGTGCCAACTCTGGGTGTTTGGATGCTATATCCTTCATCATGCAGCGCATCGTATCTCCGAATGTGCGCATATACTTTACGTTTGCTGATGATGCCATCATTCCATACAGCTCATCAAACTTACTCATAATCTCTTTTGCTTCCATATTGTCTTGTATTTATATATGTGATTATTCTGCTGTTATCAGACTTTTCAACTCCTCAAAGTCAGTTTTTGTAAAGCTGATACTCTTCTTGCTGCCGAACAATATTGTCGTTATAATATTATCAGGCAAATCAATGGACAAAGTACCGCCATCAATGCGACCTTTGACAAAGCCGAAATCAAATTCGTAGTTGCTTATATTCTCCAACATCTGCATGAGGTCTGAGAATATGGTATCAGCATCTATGTTGCCGTCTTCATCGGCAATGAATAGGGTAGCGTTGTCAATGCTTTTGCCCCAACTATCCTTGTGTTTGGCGATGATATTGTGTGATGCTCGCTTCATATACACGGAAGGAATAGCCAATGCAGGGTTTTCCTTAACCATGTCGCTAATTCTTGCGTCTGCCCACAAATCCAAAGATGTAAGCAGTTTCTCTTTCAGTTCTGTTACGTTCATTTTTTGTTTTCTCCTTTCTTTGTTTTGTTGTACCAAACAAGATATTCTTGCCAAGTTTTGTCGCTATGATTAGTCATGTAATCGTTGAGCATAGCAGATTTATGTTCCTCTGCTTGCGCTACTTCTTTTCTCAATCTTTGCATCAAAGATAGATGCTTCTTTAATGCTTCCTGTCCTTGCTGAGTACTCTCAATGCGAGGGCGTATGATACGCAATTCCTCATCTTGCACTAGCTTAGACACATATTGCAAGCTGTCAACGTATTCTTGATTCTGCATCAAGTACTGACGTTGCGCGCCTGTAAGATTGTCTTCAATTTTGTCTATCTCATCCCATAAAGGGGTGGAAGACTGCTGCGCTTGCATATTGATAGATGCTCGCTTCTGCTGTATTGCCTCATACATCTTTTGTAGCTCGGCATCCATCATCTGCGGCTGCTGCTGACTTGTACCCATATCCAATAATGGGCTGTTTCCAAAATTCATCATAATCAATATCTTTAAGTTGGTGATATATTATAGAGAGGTGAGAGGGCATCCACCAACGAGGGCGAACACCCCTCACCAACTCATTTCTTCTTAGTCCGTCTTACGGTCTTTGCCTTGCTACGCACCAGTGCTGGGCGTTGTGGTGGTTGTAGTGCCGCAGTTGCAGCCGCTGTAACTACCATATCCCTGGAGTACTGGAGTGTTCGGGAGCATCAACTGCCCTCGCAAGCAGTTGCAAGTGTTCTCCTTGACGTAAGCCATCATAAGCTTCTCCTTGTAAGGAGTGAGGGCTTCCATAACGGCTACCTTTTTATCAAGGTCGCAATACTTAGCTTGCAACGCATCGTACTGGTCTCTCTGATTCTTGTACAGACCGAAGTCAGCATCTACCTGCGACTTGTACAGACCGAACTCAGCCTGCATTGCTCGGCGGTTCTCAGCGTTGATAGCATCTACCTGCGACTTGTAAAGACCGAACTTCTCGGCAACATCTGCCTCACGCATAGCATAGAACTTGTTTGCTGTGTCGAGCTTTAAACCGAACATGTCGGTAAGCAACTTCACCTCATCAGCACATTCCTTCTCCATTACCTGCAAGGCGGTTGGCTGATTTGAGCTTGAATTAGCTCCGTAAGTGTTGATGTTCACGTTCTCAGGCATATTGCTGCCGAGTGAACCAAATACGCTGCGGTTGTTACCGCCAAGCAACCAAGCACCAGCACCGAGTGCTGTGCCGATGATACCAAGGGTCAGACCAGCATTACCTGTTGCCTTAGAAGCATAATCATCATGCTTCTTTCCCTCTTCGTAGATTTTCTTCTCCACGACCTTTGCATCTGTCATTTCCATAATACAATCTTTTAAAATCCTTAATATTAACTAACACTATTGTAACGTTACGGATGCAAAGGTACGAAGGATAGGGGAGAGCAAATATAACTCTATCACACTTTCTTTTAGTGGTTGATTATCAATGATTTAAGCTGATAGTAGGTAGTATCATATATCGTTATGTATAATTTAAGGCAAAAAGTGCGTATATTTTTCGAGGAAATATGTGTGTTTTTTGTCTATTATATTGTACCAAATAAAAAAGAGAGGCAATTACTTACCTCTCTTGCTCTTAATGAAGTGCAGAATATCCCACTTCTTCCAATACCTAGTGTGCCCACGCTTCTTGCACTCACCATTAGGAATATCACCTCTTGCAACCATTCTGTTCAATGTTGCATCAGAAACGTGCAGTTTCTCCTTGACTTCCTCTGTGCTCAACATAGGGTTGAGCATATCTGGAATAATGTCACACAATCTATCAAGGTCATCATCACTCATACCGCAAGCGGTAACTTTCTCGCCATTCTTCTGTTGCTCGTCAGCTTTAAAGCAAGCGTCACTCAATGATTTCAAAGCTGTACCTAGCAGCTTATAACTTAATATCTTTCCCATATTAACTAAGTTTTTGTGATTTCTTCGTAAAATGTGCCTTTATGAGCAAATTTTCCGTCCCATCTTAGTGTTATTAACAAACATTTCAGCAAAGCCGTACAAATAAAACAATGCCGTAACTACCATAACAGTAAAGCAGGAGTCAACCATATCATTAGTGGTGTACCAGTTCCATTCCACTATGTGAGCCGCATTGATGCCGAAAAAGTAAAAGAATGGTATTCTGTATCTCCAGCACAAAAAGAAAAATCTGCTTGCAAGGATAATCACCATCGGCAAAACATACAACATAAAATAAATGAATATGTAGCAAGGCATATTCTCATTGTGAGGAATGAACATCTCACGAGGATTCTGAGAGAAATCCCACATTCCGTAAGCGTGGAAGCACATAATAGCGATGGGTAAGTACTTGCAAAACCAGCGAAAGAACTTCAAGATTCTCCTGCTATACCGATTTCCGTGCTTCATCAGCATTTCCATCAACTCGGTCACATCAATGTCCTTTATCAACCGCAGGACTTCGGCTTCTTGTTCCTGTGTCATTGAAAAACCTCCTTTTGTCTATAGTTAATTGTTCATAATTCGTTGTTTTAAATTAAATGATGGTGCAAAGATACACTTTTTTGCACAAATTCAACGAAAATGAGAATATTTTTGTGTTAAATTTTATAAAAAGTAACAATCTGAAAGTTCTATGTAGCTTAATTTTCGTATCTTTGCACATCAACCAAAACATTAAAATTATGAAGATAAAGATACCATTTAAAGGCAGAAGTCAAATGACGATGAAGGAGCAAATAGCCAATCCTTTATCTATCGAGGAAGCTCTAGAAATTGGCAAGGAAAGTATCATTCCTATAACTGATAGTTGGGTAAATGATATAAACCATTCTAATTTTAATAAACTTCCATTTGCTGTTAGAATGCGGAAAGGTCTAGTAACGCAAGCAGAGGAGGAACGAAGAAAAGGTAGATATGGCTATCTTAGTGATTTAACACCATCTTTTCGTGGTTCTGATGCTCCATGTTTTCCAGATATGATATTAGAGCCTATAGAGAAGTTCAATGCAAAGCATTTTCCTGACGGACGAGAAAAGAAAAAGGCGGCTACCATGTGGTAACCGCCATATTTGTTAGTTCCACACCATACGGATGTGCCAAGTATTGCCGTCGAAGATAATAAAGTTCCATTGCCCTCTTGTGCCGCAATATAATTCGCCTTGGCACAGAATAGATGTAGCAGTTCCATATTCGCCGCCAAAATTTATCCTTCTGCTTGTACCTGCAATAACAATGAACATCTGACCTGCCTTTATGCCTTCCCTAGGAAATGTTATCTTTATCTCCTTAGTATTGTTGCATACGATGATGCTATCTGTTGGTTGCAATGTATAGTTATCTGTAACATTATTGCCATTGTTGCCTTTATTGACGTTGCCACAGAAAGCACCGATAAACGCACCATCCTGTACTCGTATATCTCCACTACCAGCATCAACCGCATAGTTCTCCCTACCTCCATAAGCACCAACTGCAAGTGCCGTAGACTTTAAGCCTTTGCTTGCAGCGATGAAAGTAGCAGCGTTAGCAGATTGCCCAGTAACGGAATTTTCTGTTGAGAGAAAAACATCCAGGATGTTATAATACGACATCTCTGTCTGTCCGCCTACAGTCGTTGTACCACCGTTACCATTTAGACCTGCACTGAGATACCCACCCATCTTACTATTACCAAAGCCTACATAGAATCCTCTATCTCTTACGTTAACCGTGTGCTCGGGAACATATTCTTTCTCCTCTATATTATAAGCAAGACCTTTATAGTTGAAGGTCTGTCCTCCGAGCTGGTATGTATCATCATAGATTTCAAGACCTCCGATATAACCGCTTGTTGCAGTTACTTTTCCTTTGAATACGCCATTTCCGTTTTCATCTGCACTAAATACCTCCTCATTGTTGTTATTATAGAGGGTGAAATTGTTGGCAGTCATTTTTATGGTCTTATCGGTGATATTGATTCCTGTAGCCTTCAGACCATCACTTGTAGCTGAGACTTCGAGCTTGATATTATCAACGCTTTGATCTATTACAGAAAATCTCTCATCGATTTTTTTGTTATTCTCATCGTAGTAGGTCTGAGATACCTTTGAAGCAATATTGTTCGCATTCTGAGTGACTTTTGACTCCATCTGCGCAAGCGTACCATTATATCCAGCAGTAAGCTTTCCGAATGTAGCTGATAGCTGATCTGCATTCCATTGCAAATCTCCATACGTCTGGGTAAATGACACATCTATGAATATCGTCCTAGTATATGTGATACCATTGTATGTGACCGCCAACTTGATAGCGCAACTGCTGGCAGGATAACTGATTTTTGTACCACCATCAACATTCTTGTCATAGACGTATTCCATCATAGTAATACCATCTGCCTTGAAAGTAAGATAGTATGTATTACCAGCCGTTGCGATTATAGCACTTTCGGAACGATAATTCTTGGAAGAGATTATCTTAACACTATATTTTGATGGGTCAATAACCGCATTTCCTTGTCTTGCGATAAGAGTAACATTTGCATCTTCTACGTCGAATTTAGAATTTTTCCACTGAAATAGTAATCTATCCGTTGAAAAATCAATATTCAGAGCATCTTGACCGTCGTCACCTTTTGGTCCCTGCACGCTTCCGAAGTCATGCCACATCTTTCCATCATGCACCCAGAGTGTGCCACCGATATTGTAAGCATCTCCCTCTGCTGCAACGTCTGAGATGAACGTTTTCGTGTTCTTGTAGTAGCATACGCAAGGGGTATTCCTTGGCGGTGTTGACTTATCATCTATATCGACAAGATACTTGCGGTTGACTGTTGTTACCGATGGGCTTGGCAGCTCACTTGCCTTAGAGTAATGGGCGTAGGCAGTACCCCTCGGAGTGAACTTTGTTCCGTTCGTTCCATCGTTGGGGAAGTAGCTCACGCATTTTTTGTTGAGATAGCTGATATTTGCATCATTATAAGTCACCTTTACGCAACTCCACAGATACTTTCCCTTGACTACTTTATATGATGTATTCCAACCTGATTCAGGTGCTTGGGTAGAGCTGTCACTCAGTGCGTACAATTCCTCAACCTGCGCAAAGTCATAGCACTCGCCAAGGCAGTATGCGCCCGTATAGTATGATGTTCCATTCGTCAGTGTAGTCTTAGTGCAAGTCCACACGTACGCTCTTTCAACAAGTGTAAGCTCGCTGAAATTGGTAATCCAAGATGTAGGAGGTTGCATATTTGAACCGCTAATACCAAACACTACGTCAGAAGATTTGATGCTATCACCGTTACGGCTAACCATGAACATCTTCGTCGCAAGTATATTGATTCCGAGTTCTGTTGGTGGAACTCCGTCAAGCTCGCTCCATATCTTCTTAAACATAGCTTCATCGTCTGGCAGATTCTTGTCATACCAAATATACTTCATTGCGTAGCACTTTGAATCAGCAAGTGTATTTAAATTCATGGCATCCCAAATTCCAGATTCGCCATCATTGCTGGAGAATTCGATTACCTTATAGACACCACCTTCGTAGCCATAATAAAGGATGATATAGGAATATGTATTAATGATTCTACTTGTCATATCCTCTGTATAGCTACCTTGATGATAAATAAAGTGAACATCACCTAATTTATGCGTCACAAACTGCTTCGTAGCACTATCAAGTACCACGGAGTCAGTGTCAAGCTGAATTTCGTAAGTGACACCATCAGTGCCGTCCTTTGGTTTCCTACCGACTTTTATACTTGCAGATAAGTTGATATTCTTATCACCCATACCCTTTTCCTCCCCATTGATTAAATGTTAGACAAATAAGATTCCATCACGTCGCTAGCAACGCTCTTGGCTTTCTTGCGCCATTCCTGCATAGCCTTATACTCTTCCTCATGAGACAACTCGTCTTCATCAAGCTTACCTCCGTCGGCAATAGTAGCGAGGTTCACAAGATGATTGTTGATGATAGCCTGCATCTTGTCAGAAGGATAAGCAGCAGACACAATCGCATCAATAACCTTATCACGCTCCAATGGCTGCTCTACACGCACAACATAAGCAGAGAATGCGGTACGCTTTAATTCCTCATTATCCGTGCCTCCAATAGGCAATTCTGCAACATCAACATCAAAGTTGATACGGATATTCTTACCCTCACGCTCCACTGTCTTAGGAGCATTATCGAAAATAGACTTTACCAATTCCATAATTCTTATATTAATGAGTTATACAATATTAAAAACCAATCTCTGGTGTCCAATCGGGGCGGACGATTCTGTAATCGGGATTGCCTACGCCTGTCATGTTCCAATTAATAAACTTCCAACCTTTCAGAGGTATGTGCTTATTCTCAACGAACCATTGCAGTTGTTTCTCTAGATAAGAGTTATTTGAGCGCATCTTGTATGTAACACCGCCACATTGCACTTGAATAAGGTTAGCCGTACCTTTCTTTCCGTATTGTGACTTAACGCCGAACTCTACATCTAACACCGTCATTGGCTGATTGAGAATCATACCGATATTGCCCTTGCGTCCTTGAAAGATACGTTTGCCGTCAGCATCACGTTCCTCAAAGGTAGGCATCTTGAAATCATCAAAACTTTCCATTCCTGGTATCTTTCTCCAAAGATTAAAACCATCACAATGCATCAACCAACCTTTATAGCTCATTGCTACTCGGTATTTCCTCATAGGGTCTTTAAGGTTGTGCATCTTTTTCTTGAATTTCTCCTTCATGCGTTTTCGTAACTCTGTATGATTGAAATAAAAGCGGTAGCCGACATAATCAAGGAAATGCGTCTCATCAATTATCTGCATTCCGATATTGCTATGCAACTTCTGATGCATCACATCATGTGCGTATTGCTTGATGAAGTTCACGGCTTTCCAAACTTCCTTCTTATTCTTGCCAAGGATAACCATATCATCACAATATATCTCAACCTTGACATCGAACTTGGCACTTACGATTCTACATAAGATGCTCATGAAGAAATTGGTGAGTGTCTGAATAGGATAGAGACCGATTCCCAAACCTTGCGGCAGGGCGAAGATAACTTCGTGCAGCAGTCTTCTTATTCCCTTATCAGTAAAGAACACACACAACGCATCATAGATAACGAACTGGTCAACATTATGATAGAACTTGATGAAGTCAAGCTTAATGAAGAATATCCTGCCACACCACTTGTTTTCGTCTATCCAACGTTCCGTCCTTCGCTTTGCGTATATCATTCCACGACCCTTGACACTAGCTCCGCTCTCTATATAGAGATACTTTACAAGAGGTGGCATAAGAACTTGCATCAATCCATGCTGCTCTACATGGTCTGGGTAATATGGAAGTATTAGTAATCGTCTCACCTTACCGCAAGGACATAGCTTTGAAACTTCACGACCTTTACTTATACGGAAAGTGCCATCATTGATACTTTTCTGTAATTTCAGCAGATTGCCGTTGTAATCTTTATCAAATTCAACAACTCCCTTCTTACCTTCCTTGCCCTTACGTGACCTTCTCACAGCAATATTGAGATTAGTCGTGTTGCTGACAAGATTCACCTTGACCTTCCTGTTCTTCTTTCTTAGCTTCGCCTTGCGTTTATACGCTAGCTCATGTGTGTCCGTCATCCTTTATGTTTCAACCAATCTTTCAAAAAACGCTTTCCATAGGCTTTCTACACTCTCGGCTCACTGGTTTTCGGCACATACATACAACTGTATCACTTACTTGCGAGAGGGGACTCTGTTGCAGTCGGGCATACCCAACCACTCATACCCAACGCCTTTAATCTTTGCTCTGTCGGGGCTTACATCATCATGAATGCCCTCCATCGAGGCAGGTTCAACCGTGTGCTCTTCGTCCTATGACTAACTCGTAGCCTTACGACTTGGGAACAGCAAAATATATCGTCATTCTAAAATTAGAAGTCTTGTGTAGATATTCAGACGAGCACCGATGTTCGTGTTCGAGTTCGAGAACCCGTTATTCGAGTTCGAGTACGCAACGCCACACTGAGAACCGTTATTAGCGTTACCACCAACATGCAGCAGCTCCACGATTTATTACCTTTTCTTTGCTCACCCCCGTGGTTGTAGAAACCTTCGCACGGAAGTGAGCTGACTTTTTATTTAGTGTAATCCACGAAATCCTATTGAAGGAGATTTCAACCTTGCGGTTTCAATCTTTCGTTTTTTAATTTATTACTATTTATTTTAATTATCACTTTTTGCGGGGCTTGTCGGCTTATGTAAACGTCAGCCGAGCTGCCTTTTTACATTGCCACAAGCTTCGAGCCGTCCACAATGGTAGGCGTGCCAAAGAAAGCCAGACGAGCACCGATGCTCGCGTTCGAGTACGAGAACCCGGAAGCCGAGTCCGAGTACGCAACGCCACACCGAGAACCGTTATTAGCGAAACCACCAACAAGCAGCAGCTCGCCAGTCTTGCTTGCCCAACAACCATCAGCATAGTATGTGTTATCACCGCCACCAACTGCTGTAGGTATCATATCCCAATGTGTACCGAGCACCATCTTAGTAATGAAAGCTCCATTAGAATCCGCAAGACATACGACTTCTCTTCCGTTAGCAGTATTGCTTACCTGATTACCGCTATATATGACGGCTTTTCGTGTTTCGCCATCCATATAGAAACGAACTCCAGGGCAGAACTCCCATAACTTAGCATATAAATCTTCAAAGCCGAACAGCTTCACTGGGTATTGATTGCCAAGTGTAGCGTCATTGTATAGTACCTTTCCGCTACCATTGCCGAGAGATATACACTTACCCATCGGTACATCACGGCATGCTTCCCAATTAGAGTGTTGGAATCCCGAACCGATAGTTGTCTGAACGTTGAGATTGCCATAATATGCTTGATAAACCGCATTGATAAGACATTGGAACTGATAGTTTGCCAAGCCCATGTTAGAATGAAGCTTTTGAGCACAAGACCAAAACGCACTCATTGTCTTAGAATGCGAAGCGGCTACATTAGGTCTTGAATGACCGACACCGCTTGCATCAACATACATCTTGTATGCACCTACCCACTCTGGAGAATCAAAGGTATGACCGCCTGCCACTGGGTTAAGACCGCCAAATGTCATTTTTGTTCCTTCACCCTTGAAGTGGCATTTAGGGACACGCATCATAGTCTCGTACTTAGCGATATTGTCGATTGCCGTACCATCGGCAAATGCATCCCATGATTCATTGAGCAATGCCGCATACACCTTACCTGCTACGACCTTGAAGAGATAGCCCTTCATATAAGATGCATACATGTAGGCAGACCAATAGTTAGATACATTGAACGCTACGTTGCTGTTTTGTTCGAGCGTATAAACAGCAGGTGGAGTTGTTATACTCGATGCCAATTCCTCTTTCAGATTTGCCAATGGTATTCTTCGCTCACTTCCACCTGCTTCTACGATGAAGCTGTTAGAAGAGAGCATCGAATCAATCTGAGGTACTTCTGATAATTTTGTCATAATTATTTTAATTTAAATATTCTACATTTAGCCAATCAGATAAGGATTTCCGTCTTTATCCGTAAGATAGCTGCCATCAGAGCCAACGGCATACGTGAGTGGAGATTTCTGCTCATAATCAACGCAATCCTCTAATGTGCAATTCTCTGTGTCACCCAATCCTGTTTCTTCAACAAGATACTCGCAAGCATCACCCTCTTGCCATCTCTTTTCCGTTGTCACGTTGCCCTCGTTATGGGCGATTGTCTTCCATTTGATGGTAAGGATGCGCTGCGGATAAGATATGAGTGAGTTGTTGAAATGAACCAGCACCCTGTTACATCTTACCTTCTGTCCGTAAGCTATACCGCCGACATTTGCAAAATCAAACTCAAATGGCGGATATGCTCTGTTGACATGGAACTGAAATTGTGATACTGTCTTCTTATCTACGATAACCTTGATGATATAATCGTTCTTTTCAATCTGTCTCAAATCAAGAACCATAGACGTGAGCGACATACTCATCAGTTCATTAGGAGCAGTCTTTGTTGATACTGCTATCTTCGTCTGCTTACCATTAACATCTACCCGATAGACCTCCAATGAATAACCTATAGTCACTTTAGTCTTCGCTCTGTATACGTCAATAGGTATTGTGCGGAGATATTCATTACCATCGAAGCATTTCTTGCGTTCCGCATCGGATGCCGTCTTTAATCTGTTTGCAACCATATATTCATACAGGCTGAGTTTGTCAAGGACAGGGTTGTATGTGATATTGGATTCAATACCGATGCCGATACCCCATGAATCAGCGGCATTGCTAGCCGTAGTCAATGTAACTGATTCTGTAATTACGTGAAGCAGAGCATTCTTTCTGTAGTCCAAGAGGTCTGCTTCAAAGTAGACCTGACATCTATCATTAGCACCGATATTCTTCTTTACGTACAGAGTGCCACGCATTGTTGTTCCGCTCGTATCTATCTCATACAAGCCCTTCCAAGATTCAACCTCTGTAATCTTCTTCCACGTATTGTTAACGCTTACCCACCAAATCATGTTGGTAAGGAATGCGTTGCTTCTGCTTGAATCCCAAGATTTATCACTTGCGCTAGCATTGATTTGTGGCTGAATCTTACTTGCTATCTTGGTTCTGTCGGGGTAGAAGTTGACACCATCCGTTGTCTGCATGAGTGGTGAGCCACTATCCAAGCAGACAAGAGATTCACTCTTCGTGAGCGGTGCATAATGTCTTCTGAATTTATGTTTAACTTCAACCATATTTTTCACAAGTTTATATTATAAAACAGTACCAAGCAAATCACAATTTATTGATACGCCCTGCTCTTCGTTCAAATCATCGTTTGATACTACAAAGCTAATTGCGTTAAATTCATCATTGTTGTTAAAAGTCTTCTTAGCTGTGCGAACGACCGTCAAATCAGAATCTTTGAGGATAGAGAATGTAATCGTTCCACTTCCGAGAGTCGCAGCCGTACCTTTTTTCGAGTTGAGCACCTTTGCCTTTATTGTAGAACTTATTGACGCATTTACAGAAGCATTATCCTGTGAAAGCTTTAGCTGATAAAGGTCTGCCGAATCATCAATGCTGATACCCGAACGATATACCATCGTTCCATCAACGATGAACTCGGCGATGAATAACTGATGGCTGTCAACGTAGAGTTTATCGCTATCACCTGTCTTGTCACGATGAACCGTGATAGTTCCACCACTTGCGGCATTGTCAATAGTCGTAATCGGTGTTGTTTCTGTTCCACGATAGAGCTTGACGGAGTACTTAGAAACATCACCGCTCGCATTCTTAAGCCAGAATTTGAGGATAGATGTAGTAATCTCCTTTCCATCATCACCGACCACACCGAGCATTGTTGAGCTTGCTTCAATACCGCCGAAGTATGCACTAGCACCAAGCATTGTTACGAGAATGCTCTGACTCTTCTCCATTTCGTATGATGAAGCACCGACACTAGCCATACCTGTATACTTTACGACATCTGCATCTTGGTTATCCTTAGAAGCAAGGTCTCCGATTATGGCGAGTGTTCCTGTTTCTGTATTCATCTTGAACTTACCAGCGAAGTTAGAAGACTTTACCCATCCTGTGCCGTTATTAAAAGTTATTTCAACATTATTGTAGCTCCATTTATGACTGAGCAGGGAAACGGCTTGTTTTCGTGCAGATGTAACATGAGGAGTAATTTCGGGGTGGTCTCCGCTTTCTGTCCAATGCGGTGTCGGCTGAAAATCATTAGGATTCAATCCCTGATGCAGAGGAACACCATTCGTAGAAAAATAAATGGAGAGAGTATCACCATCAATGATGCGTCTTACTGGGATGGAAGCCGAGAGAGAAATATTATCCATTCAATACCTCCTTTCCGTTCTTACCGCACTTGAATGCAGCATCCCACATATCCACTTGCTCGCTTGTTGCTAAAATGGCGTTTGTATTTGCTACCTTCTCTTCAAACGTATCACCAACGGCAGACGAGAACCTAAGTTCCTTATCTGTAATGACAACATCATTATCATGCGTCATTCTGTGAGTAGAGTCAATGCCTATCTCACGGCATTTCTCTATGTTGATAATTGCGTACATCATAATCAATTATATTTTTAAGTTTCATAATCTATTTACAAGTCCAATATAGCCTTATGCACATCACCTGTATTAGTTGTGGCGGTGAATGTGAATGAAGCCACATCACCACGCCCTAAATCATCTTCGGAGTTATCATTAGCCCATGTTATATCTAGCGAGCCTTTGAAGTTCCTTACCTTATCTTTGAGAGACCAAGCAATATCATCTGCGGCATCATCGGTCTTTCGGGAGACAGCCCAGGACTTAACCGCCGTAGTTACGTCCTTATCACCTAGCATCAGCCTACATACTACTGTATGAGTTTCACCTCTACATATACCTGCCGAAAGGTCATGGTAAAGCTGTAACTTGATTTTGAATATTGCGGTCGTTGCCTTCCAATAAGGGGAATCCTCAGATGGTTCAGCGGTAGTGGTCTGTCCATCAGATACCAAACAAAGCCAACGTGTGCCAAGCCATGTAACCTCATCGTAGTAGTCGTATTCCGTACCTTCCTTCCAATCGCCACGATAGATAGGTGTCCAAATCTTCTCGCCGTCAACGGTCGTCAAGTGATAGTACTTCGACACGATGTTGATGCCATTGAATCCTACGTCAAAGATTGATTTCCCTTTGAGAGAGTAGGAATTGATACCTCTGTACATAGTGAACGAAGGTGCGGAATCCCCCTCGGTCTCCATCATCAGCAGATGCTGGCGGCTCGTATTAGTCTTGTTGCCAATAAGCACGATGGTATCACCTGCGGCAGGGTTGTCCGAGCCTTCCATACAGTTATCCTTTGCTATCTGAATCCAAGCGAACTTCTTTCCGTCATAGAGTTCGTGACCTTCTGTATCGGTGATTACCTCATTCTCTGTTGACACCTTTGTGACAAGTCTCCAATAGTCCTTGTTGCTAACGTTCTCATAGACACCAGCCTTGATATTGAACGTCTTACACCTAACTTGGTCTTCCACCTTGAATGAGTTGATTGTGGCGGTCGTTCCATCATCAGCTAGGAGATAGCACTTCCATCCAATCAGCTCATTCGTTGTCTCGCTGAATACCTCCTTGATGTAGCTTATCTTGCCAGCAGCAGGGGAGAGGACGATGTTACCTCCAACGTAGCTGAGTTCCCGAATGGATAGCGTGTTGAATATCGCCTTACCCCATACTATCAAGTCCGTGAGCAACATCTGATACTTACCATCGCTTCTTTGCTTGATTGCAAATCCGCTCTGCTCAGATTCACTGAAATCGAGTGACTTCAAGAGGTTCACCAATACACTAGAGAGGATAGCGTTGCCGTTGCCGTCTATGCTATAGTCCTTTCCGTTGCCAAGGAACAATCCTTGCAAGAACTTCTGCACCTTTTCCCAGATGATAGTACCCTTGGCGGTGTCGTCAAACTGCTTAGACAGAAAGTTATCACTTCCGTACTTCGCAATGATGTTTCTTAGCTGAGAAACGGAATATCCACCTCCATTACCGCTACTTCCTCCGCTTGCAATGATTGTCTGTACATCTTCTTTAAGCTGGGTGATAGTACCCTTAATCACTTGATTACCTAATGTAATCGTTTGTATGAAACCAAAATCAATATTGGTCGATAATTTCAATACTCTTGTTGCAAGTTCATATCCGTGTCCGTCCTTATACGTTACGCTCTGTCCTATTTGCAGTTCAGGATTTTCCTCCAAGAATACATCTGAATATGATTTAATCTCATAGTTATTCAAATCTGATAGTAATCGCACAATTCCCTCTTTTGCCTTTTCCAATAATCTATTTTGAGCATCCTCATAATAGATAGAATCGGACATAGCAATATTGTAGAGAACGGTAATATTGCACTTTAAAGAAGGCATACTTTCTCCACGAGGAATGAGCATATCAGCAGCATTTGTAGGTATGATAACTTCATTATCTTCTTGATAGATAATTTCGTAATCACCAGCCAATACGGAGAAATTACTATCACTAACATCGTCTGACGTGTGCGAAGATGATGCCTCTTTATGATAAGTAAGCTCAAATCCTACATATTCGCCATTAGAGCCACGTCCTGCAAGGGGAGTAGAAAGCGCACCCGTATTAAAATTAGCTTCGAACGAGCAGCCGATATTCTTTCCATTGATAAGTAAATTATCGGTAATCTGAAAGTCGTACCAGTAATGAGTAACGCCATCATCAACTGTTGTATTGATAATCGTCTTTCCTTCTACTTTTTCTGTTGTAGGATAAGCCAACCTCATATACCATACAGTGAAGGTCTTATATTCCTTAATAGACCCATCAGCATTATATGAGATAGGAATTTTCTCATTATTCTCATCAAGCACATACTTAACTCTCCCACGCACATTATATACATAGGTATTGAGCGAAGGGAAAATTTGAGAAAAATCAAGTACCTTCGTAAAGAGAGGTTCATTTATTTTATCCACTCTTAGGTCAAGTGTAGAATACTTATCAATAGAGTAGGAGCGTTCCTTTCCGTCTATTGATATTGTACCATTGCCCTCATCTAATTGCAGACGAATATCACCAGATGATACATTCTCACCTTTGCTATTTACTTGTGTAATATTTCTTGTACCACCGAAGATAGAAAAAGCGTTATAATAACTTTCCTTACTATTGTTAATATTTGGTACACCTACATTCTTTCCAACTTCCAAAACAACAGGAGTTGCGCCGACCAAGACTTTACCAATATAGATAAATTCATCATCATAGTCAATATGCCATTCGCAGTTATCTCCGATAGCATTTGTAATCGCTGTAAGTGCAGAAATAAAATCGTTATCGCTGAATGATACATTGACAGTATTTGCCGTTACATTTGAAAAGATAACTTTCCATCCGCATTCGCCAAACATCAAATCCTTATTAAGGAAATCTGCAATCTTACCACTGAGAGCGGAAGTTGTGCCAACGAAAGACCATACATTTTGTTTTACCTCTACATTCTGTGAATTACGGGTATAGATAAAAAATGGGGTCTTAGACAGAATCATCTTTGGGTGCTGAAACTGAGGAGTGTACTTCCAAGAGCATTCATCTGTTTGAATAGGCTCGTATGATTCTAAGAGAAGGAACTTCCTTGTCACTTCTCTTACTTTGTCTATCTTATATGTATAATTAATATACGCACCAACGGGCAGAATAACTTTCTCAGCAGCGGAGAAAGACAGAGTAATGTAATCAGACTTAGACATTTCCTGTTCTCTCTTCGCCGCTGATGTTACTTCTGCTTGCATCAGCAATTTATCGTTTATATTATATATCTTAATCATAACTTAATTCTATCATTCGGGTTGTACTCCGTTAATTTGAGTACAAATTTACCTCTTTTTAGACCATAATCACCAAACTGCGAGCATTGCGTGTAAACAAGTTTAAAAACCCTCTTTAAGCGAGGAACTTTTAAGCAAAACTCACCCGAATAAGCTATCTTATTAAGAAAAGCTTCATATTTCAGTAAGTAATCTTCTTCCGAACCGCCTTCAAGAAAGAAAGAGATACTTACGTCACGCTTATCTTTCTTGGCATACTTCGATGTGGCGATAACCGATTGTCCATGCTCTAATCGGCTATTGTTCGTCACATAGCTTTTTACTGGTGCTGGGGTCAGCAAGGCTTCTCGCCAACCCCTTACCAATGTAATACCGAAAGTATCAAGGTCAACGTAAGCAGAATCCGCTTCATCGACCAATTTAATAAAAGCATCATTCTTCATAACTTAATACTTATCCTTCATTAATTTATACATACTTGCGATGTCCTCACGTATCAATATAATAGGTGCAGTATTCTTATTGATTGCCTCCAACTGCTCCAACCCCTGATACTGAATATCTCGCATTTCTGAGATATTATTATATGTCTGCTCAGCATAGATGCGCAAAAAAGAAATATCAACGGCGATAGCTTTACGAACCTCATTACCTTGCTCTTGGGCAATTTGCACCGCATAACCGATACCGATAAGGCTGCTTGCTTGGTCTGCGGTGATAGCTTCGATAGCCTTGCCCGTTGCCGTCTGCTGAGATTGCGCCTCCTTATACCCTGTTATTGCAGCAATATTATCTCTTATCTTTAAACCTTCATTAACGATGTTATCATACTCTTTTTTAAGTATATCCAAATCGTCATTGGAGAGCTGTCGTTGTTTCATCTTATCTGCCCATTTCTCATAAAGGGCTTTAAGTCTCTTGTTTGCAAGGTCATCAACGGCAAAGTTAAGCATAGACTTATTGAGCATCGTTGTGAAATCATTTGCGAAATCTTGCGCCGATTTACTCATATCCATAAGATTGCTAATAAAGTTGTCCTTTAACGAATCGAAGGTTGTCTGCGTAAGATTCTGATTGATTTTATCAGTCAGCTCTTCAAGCTTCTCGGCAAGGTCGGTATAGTTCTCCCAATACTCAGTTTTATCATATTTACCTTGGTCGGTCATATTTTTCCATACATCTTGGTTGTGTGTGCGAATATCCTTCATCTGCTCTGGGGTAAGCTTATAAATATCCTCCAAGGAATTTACCTTGTTAATTGTAGAATTAACATAACCACCTCTGACCGCTGATTGCTGTGCCAACGTGCGATTGATTGCCGCATAGTCCTGTGCTGACAGATTCCAATAATAAGCATTAGAATGATGCGAGCCATGGTAACCCATCTGTGCTTGAAGAATTTCCATACTCTGCTTATTGATTTGCTTCTGTGCATCATAGGCTTTCTGATAATTGCTGACGGCACTCATTCCCGAAGTCTTATCCATCGAACTCTTCAACTGCTCAATAGAGTATTGTAATCGTTCGTTTGATTCTGTAAGGCGATTCGTAGTCTCAGCAACCTCCTTCGCATTACTTCCATTGCCGATACCAAGAGCACTACCAAGCGATTTGATAGCCCCTATGCCGTTAATAGCTGCCCCGATATAGTTGCCCGTAGCAAAGTCTGATGCCGCTTGCGAACCCTTATTGAAGGCATCTGCACCACTTTTAAGCTTCTTTCCAAGGTTTGAATCACCGAAGCCGAGAGCATCAATCAATTCACTTGCTTCTTGTAGCTTCTTAGCAACGTTACTGATGCTTTCTGCCCATTCATTTGCAATCTCCTTAATTGACTTTCTTGCCTTATCTTGTGATATATTTGCATCCTCCTGTACCTTCTTTACGTCCTTTGTTGCCTTACCAACCTTTACCTCAGAAACTGCGAGCTCATCAAAAAGTTTCTTTAATTTTTTAAGCTGTTCATTACTGAGGTTCATCTTATTCTCATTGAAGAGTGTGCTCTTATTCTGAGAGGTTATCTTATCGGTACTTACAGATACCCCCGTCTCCGCAAAGATTTTCTGTATAGCAATTTTCGTAGAAGACTGCTGCTCTTGTGCATTATATTGCTCAACTGTGGCTTTTCTTAAACGCTCTTGTGCGTCAGCAGCCTCTTGCAAGAGACGATTATATTCACGCACCTTCTCATTAGACCATCCCCATTTATCAGTCTGCTCAGAAATAGCATCATCAATCTTACCAATCTGTTCAGATACAACCTTCATATCATCAATATCAAGAGTACCTGAACCGAGAAGGTCTTTGAGCTTTTTTCTTAGGTCTTCGAGATAAGATTTGCTCAATCTTCCCATATCAGAGAAAACAGAATCCCAGTTGATAGAATCCTTGAAATCATTAAAGTTGAGCTTCTTTAGCTGCTCTTCAAGGTCAGTTTTCAACTTTGCTTCCTCGAAAATATTACCCTTTGCCCTTGCTTTTTTAATTTTCTCGTTATATTCCTCAACGATGGCGAGTTTCTGCTGTTCGAGGTTGCCATACTCCTTCAGGTATTCACGATATGATTGCAAATATTGTAATTGCATTTCTCTCTCATATTGCAACTGTTGAGTATTGAGAAGTGCTAATTTCGCATCAATAAGCTTTTGTTGCTCATTAGTTAGCTTTACATTTTTATCAAGCCCGCTAGCATAAAAACCTTCCTTTTTCTTATTTGCAGGATTCTTGCTATATTCTGCCTTTGCAATCTGAATATTCTTCTGACGCAAGGTTTCAGCTTCTTCTTCTATCTGATGTTTCTTTTTCTCAAAATCAAGCTTTCTCTGCTTTAACTCTTTTTCGTTAGCATCATGTTCCTTTGCAATACCTTCCTCTTGCTCGGTGACATAAAGTTCCCATTCGATTCTCTTATCATCGGCAAGTTGTTTTGCTTGCTGCTCAGCAAGCTGCTCACGATAGTTGCGTTGTTGGTCAGCAGACCTATCTTTTTTGGGTTTAGGGACATAACCATTTCCTCCAAGATTAATACCAGTATTAATAGGCTTATTCGATAAAGCAATCGTAGAATTTCTTTGGTTTCTCAATAATTCATTAAACATTTGAGGAGTAAACTCTGAGAAAGCAGAACGATTATTGTTATAGTATTGTAACATGAAATTACCTGCACTTTTAGCATAAGCGTTACCACTTGCATTACGCCATTTTCTTTGTGCATTCTTAAATCCCTGTTGATATGCTCTTTTAAGTCTATCTCTCTGCTGTCTATACAGATTCAAGCCATCCTCCTTGCTTATATTATATTGTTGCCTTGCCCCCATGTTAGCAACAGTGGATTCCTGAAAACCAGCCGCCCAACCACTTGTAACGGATTCGGTATATCGCATACCACGCTTTGCTCCTTTATGGTTATTATCAAAATTCTTTAAATAATTAAGCTCGTCTGCTGTTTTCTGAGCACCGCCTATAATCTTTGTAAAGAAATTAAGTATTCTTGTAAGGGTTGGTGTAAGGTTAGCATTAATCGCAGTAAGAAAACCATTCCATGAGTTTTGTAGCTTCGCAACATTGACAGAAGCTCTGGCATTAATATCATTCAGAAGTTCCTGTTTAGCAGCATTACTATCTATGCCCTTATTATACTTAGCAATAGCATCAGCATTCTTAATAAAGTACATAGCAATACTACGCTGACGAGCCATGAAGTTATTCTCAACGTGTTCTCCTCTTTCGTATGCATCTTTCAGATTTTGTAAGGCTGTAATCATTCCGACAACAGAAGGATTGTATTTATCTTGCATCTTACTCATACTCATAAGGAGCATAGAGAATTTCGACGCAGCCTTTTGAGCACCGCCAAACTGATTACTAGAATAACCGATAAGAGTAGCCATTTCTTTAAAAGAAACGCCATAAAGAGCAGCGGAAGAACCTGCACTTGATATGGCATCAGCCATTTCACCGAAGCTACTTGTTGAGTTATGAGCAGCAGTTGCAATCATAGCAGAAGCTGCTGTAGCATCTTGCGCAGTCATGTGATATTCAGAAGCAAGATTTGAGAGGAATTTTGCTCCCTCTTCTGATGTTTTTCCAGCAAGTGCTCCAAACTCGTTTGATGTCTTAATCATAGTGGTAAGAGCCTCTGGTGAATCTCTTAGGCTATCCCATACCTTTACGAACTGAGTTGCAGCAGCAGCCATATCAGAAACCGACTTAGCTGTTTCGTCTGATAATGAAAGTATATTCTGCCTTACCGCCTGTAAGTTGCTCTCATCAAGATAATGAGAGAGAGGTTGTAGAGCGTTTCTAAACTCTTCGGCACGGATAGTCAGCTCATAAATACCTTTTCCTACAGCACCAAGTGCTGCTCCCCATACACCGATTTTTCCAAAGAGTGAGAAAAGAGCAGAGAAATCACCTTTTAAAGCTCCACCAAGGACACTTTTAAATTTAGAGAAGATTCCACCTACTTTTTTTGTAGCATTTTCGGCAGACTTTGCAACCTCCTTGGTTTCCTCTTTTGTCTTTTTAGCTCCTTTAGCTGCATTCTCGTAAGACTTTCCTAACTTATCTGTATTTTCTTGTGCATTCTTGCTTTCTTTGGATGTATCTTGCAAAGATTGTTTCATCTTTTGCAATTCAGCCTCTGCATCAGCTATCTGTTGTTTAGTCTTTCCATATTCACCTCCCTCACCATTCTGCCAAGGGAAACCATAAGTTTTTGTACCATACAGCATCTTAGTAAGAAGTGGCTCACTATTTAGCTTATCTCTCTGTTCGTCTAATGCTTCAAGGTAAGCTTTGAGTCTTTTTATTTCTTCTTCTTTCTCTTTGATTGCCTGTATTTCTTCTTTATGAGATTCAGCTACTTCTTCTATTTTCTTTTGATAATTTTCATGCTCCTCTTTAAGGTTTGATATAGCTTCTTTGAGAGATTGATAATCCTTCATCTGTTGCTCGTATTGAGATTGAAGTCTATTTACTTCTTCAAAATCGCCATTTTTTCCTGCTTCGTTTCTTGCTGCAACTGTCTCGTATATTTTTTTCCCTAAATTATCAAGTTCGGAATTTGCACTCTTCAATGAATTTATATACTCTTCCTCATCTGATTTTCCCTCAGCAAGTCTTTTTGCAACCGCATCAATGGCTTCTGCTTCCATTTGTGCGGTATAGACATAATCTTTCGCTGATTCAGTAAGATGCAACTTAGCTTGTGTATTCTGCTGTGTTTTCTCCGTTTCTTCAGCAATCTTGGTTGAGTTCTCTCCATGTGCTACAGCTTCTGTTCCAACCGCTGCCGCCGCACCTACGTGAGCCGCCGCATTTGCACCAGTTGCTGCGGTTGATATAGAACGACCTGCATTCAACGTATCAATAGCAGCGTTAAGAGTACCAACATACTGCTGAGTACTACCGAATGTACCCAACATTGATGAATATTCGCCGTTAAGTTTCTCTACTAGGTTCTGCTGAGACTTTAACTGTTCGTTAATCTCATTCCACTTCTGTGAACCTTCGGTTGTTTCCGATAATTTCTTTTTGAGTTTATCAACGGTTGTTTCTGCGGTCTGAGCCTCTGATGCAAGCTTCTTTAGTGCCTCTGGAGTATCGGTAAGCGATTTATTGATTTCTTCGATACCTTGCTTTAAAGCCTGCACTGATTGTTTCGTCTTTTCACTATCAGAAGCCGAACTCTGAGCAATATCATTTAATGCCTTAGTCATCTTTGAGCTAACTTCATCAGTCTTTACTCCAAGTGAATTAAGGTCATTTATCAATTTATCAAAAGACTGCTGAATATCGGAAATATCCATCTGCCCGCTGATTCCAAGTATTTCATCTGCTGCTGCCATATTGTTTGCTTATTTATGTGATTATTACATAAAGCCCATAAAGAAATCATTAGCAGAGATTGGCTTATCTATCTTATGATACTCTTTTTGTGGCTTTTTTTGCTGTCTGCTGCCTTTTCTCGGTTCATCCTTGGTATTTGTTTTGAAGGACGGAATCGAGCGGTTAAGCAGAATAATATTAAGGTATGAGCGATTAAATACGACCTCCTCGTAACTCATACGAAAGTACTTCATTACTGCTCCGATTGTTGCCCACGGGGAGTCGTTTTCGGCTCCGTCATTATCTTCGTCTGGGTCAGGAAAGTTATAGAGGTTAAGAAAAAATTTGCATTGAAAGAACCACTTATAAACTTCACAAGCTCATTGAATGCCATAATATCAAGGTGCTTGCGTATATATCGCCCCCATACCTTGCGTGCCCACTTCTTCCGAAAGGCGCACACGATAAAAATCTCGCTCATTAAACGAGCCGTCTCAGAGTGCTCAAACAAAAGAGGGATGATATTCATCATATCGCCTTCTTTCCATGTTGGTTCTTTGATAGAGTTACCGAATACACCCATTTCATAAATCTGCATAAAGGTAAGTGGCTTCACTTTAAAGCGAAACATACCAACCTTAATCTTTACAGATGCCTCGGAAAGCGTTTTTGCTACCTTTTCTTTATCTGATGTTTTCATATCAAAATATGTTTTATAACATAAAAAGCGGTGCGGCTTGGGAAAGTCCCCTTACCTCACCGCTTTTTGAAGTTTAATTTTAATCTTTTATCTAAATGAAAGTCTTAGACATCGCCAGCTGTAATATCCTTTGTAAGAATATTACGATGACCGCTCTTCTTGTCACCCTTTGCATCGAATACCGCCATCTGACGGAACTCAATGTTAAGATTAGGAAGTCCACTCTTACCGATAGAACCACTGCGAGTGATTGTAAGTTTCATCTTAGACCACTGGAAGGTACGAGAAGGAATATCATCCAAATCTTTTGTTACAATCTGTACAGCCTTGTAAATCTCGGTTTCTTGTGGAAGCTCATTCAACCAACCATTCTTACCATCAGTACCAGAATCCTTTGTATAACCAAGAAGCTTCGTAAAGTTTTCTTCTGAGAAATCGTATGTCTGCAAGGTGAAGCCCTTTGTTGCTGCTGATGTAGTCAGCACTGCGTAAGGGTCTTCTGAATCCTCAATCTCTACATCCGATGTCTGTGCAGCCTGGTCATTGAAACTCAAGCTACCAGAAACGACAGCCTTAATTTTGTCGCTCCATATTGTTGGATAGCCGCCATTTTCGACACAATCGGCAAAACTGAAGCTTTCCAAGCCATATACACCATTCTTTGCCATAGTTTTATTCTTTTAAATTATTATACGTTACATTAAATTTCATATTGACGTAATAAGTGTTATCATTATCACGAGTTGGGCGAGAGATAGAGTAGAAATCAAAGTAGCAGCCACCGAGATAAGTACCATCACCAAACAGAGAAAGAATCTTCTCCGAGTAATCAGAGAGTTTCTTTATGTTAGGTAGATTTGATAAGGTCTTAGGGCAATGAATATTCAAATTCACTACACCCTCATTAATGGCATCACTATACACAAAGGGAAGATGATTGATGGCGATATAATCACAGACCGCCAACTTCTCGGGTATCTCATATTTAAAGATACGACCTTTCTTTATGCCTATACTCTCAATATTATCATTGAGATACTTAAATAATGCCGTTACCGCTTTATCTCCGAGTATCATATCTAACTATCGCTTTTAATCATTTCAGCTACTTCTTCAAAAACCTTCTTCATTTCTTCACGAAGGAAATACTTTGTAAGGTGTAAGACGTTGTAGCCTTTATCCTCTACATATTTTCCGTAGTTCATGCCAGCCACAATAACGAGGGAGTACCCTTTGGGTGCTACTACCCCTTCTTTCTGTGCATACTCACTGAGTGCAGCACTTACGCCTTCCTGTCCTCCTTCCGCTTCTTCTGCCTTTGGAATCTTACCAACTGCCGAGGTGATGAGTTGCCCATCAAGGTAGAGAGCGAAAGAAATTGAGTTCTTTAAATTTGCAGTTCGGTCTTGATAACCTTTATTTTCTTTAGAGTAGGTGACCGCTTCTTCGGCAAGTTGCATCAAACGCATATTAAGGTAGCTGATAATCTGCTGCCTCTTTTCATTCAACCTTTTCTGTAAGGCTTCACGACCTTTGATTTGTAATTCAACCTTTGCCATATTGCCGCCTATTAGAGCCAAATTCTAAGGTAGCGTTTCTTTAAGGTTACGAAGCCTTTAATCTCCATTTCCTTATCAATCGTGCCATCTTTCTTGGTTATCCAAACCTTTTCGCCTTCCTTCGGTATGAGAGGGTATTTTGCTTTTGAGAGAGGAGCATAGATTTCGTGTGAATACACGTACTGCTGCCCGTCTGCCAGAGTGATAATCTTCGCCTGCGAATTAGGCAAAATAACGCACTTTCCAAAGGTTTGCCATTCTCCTTCGGGCTGTTCGATAGGATTTCCGTCCTCATCAAAGCCATCTTGTGGAGCACCTTTTACTTTAAGTATATCTTCAAAGTTCATACGCTATCTATTTGATTACCATACCTTCACACTCTGAACCCAATAATCATCAGAAGTACTATCAATAACAAGGTCAGCATCCAATCCAGCATCCTTTGCAATAGATTTAATCATCTTGTCAATGAGATTCTTGTCGTTCTTGTAACTCTGAGAGATACCGCCAACATTCTCACTTGATAATGGATTCATCTTGTAGAGGATACGCATAGCCGCATAGGCTACGGGTTTCTTTACCGCTACAGAGTATTCATTAGCCACGGATGCCGTGATGCTAAACTTATCAGCAGCATCAATAAACATCTTCTCCAAAGTCTCATCTGAGGTGGAGAAAGGCTGAATCTCGCTTGCTATGGCTTCTGAAATTGTCATGCTAATCTTGTTATCTTATGAAGTTTCACTTATTAAATCAATATATTCATAACTGAGGGTCAGTGCATTAAGCACCAACCTTCAAGATATAGAAGTCTTCGATACCATCGAATACTGGTTGCATCCACATTTCGTTGGTAAGGTGATAACCCTTCTTATCTCTCCAATAACCGATAAGGTTGTTATCGTATGTAGAGTAAGAAACGCCATCAACTGGGTCAATAGCCTCCAAGCACTCTGCGCACTTAGGTACAGCCACCTTATCGGCACACATCGCAACAACTCGGTTATCTGGGATAAGGTTAAAGACTGTCTTGTCAGGCAGCTCAACAAACTTATCTTCATCAATCTGAATTGTTGGCAAGAGGATAGAGCGCAGATAGATATTCATCTGGTCAACGCTAATCATCGGTGCAGTAGGATTGATGGTAATCTGACCAAGGTTCAAGCGGAAGGTGTCCTTAATCTCCTTTGCCTTACACATTGCGAAGAATGTGTTCTCAGACATACGAAGACGCAGAATCTTACGACCCTTCTTACGAGCCTCGTCCTTCAACTTCTTAATATCCTCAATAGGAGTTGCGTTCGCCTCACCCCAATTTGTGGTAGCAGAGAGCTGCTTAACACCCAAATCAAAGGTATAAGATACGTTAGCCTTAGAGTTATTGGTACGTGATACAGTCTGAGTACCCTTGAACAATCCCTCGAAGTACAACATATCAATACGCTTATGAGGAGAGATAACCGCCAACTCAAAAGGTTTGAATGAGTACTTGATAAGTTCATCGTACTTAGCATTGAGCTGTGACTGTGTATAACCGCCACGTCCCGACATGTCATTAAACTTACCCTCCAAGAGGTGCATCTGTTCGAGGTAATCGTTATCGAGCTCCCACTCATCGGCAATACGACCGATAGAGCCAGTAAGCTGCCCCCAATCAGGCATGGTATGCAATGGACGCTCTGCGTTCTTAGCGACAACAGAACCAACCATAGCAGCAGCATAGGTAGCCATATTTGCCTGATATACCTTTGCAGCACAATACTCAACAGGCTTCAACTCGTTCTTCCACTCAGCCTTGTAGGTGGAAGTCTTCATGTATTCGTCAATGTAGGTCTGAAAAGACTTTGGGTCTTGCAGATTTTTCAAAATACTATTCATAATCTATAATCTCCACTTTTAAAGGTTACTGAATCTTGAACAAAGCGATACCATTTGCTCTGATACCTTCCTTAATCTCATCATTGATAGGATAAGGGAGTGAATCTTCCTCTACCTCCATTACCTGTAAGGTAGGAGTTGCTGCGATAGAAGAATCTGAATCTCTAATATCGAGAGTATCGTAAGAGAAGCCAAGAAGTACGTCCTTGGTCTTATCATAATCTGATACAATGGAATTTGCAGCAACCGCATTATCAAGTGGTGATACAGTCAATGTATCTACACCATCATTAGAAGCAATTGCCGAGATAGTTGCTCCAGCAATCTTATCACCAACCTTGAACAAAGAACCGCTAGCAATCTTCAATGCTGTAGCAGCCTTATCAGCTTTCTCTGTAGCCTTTGCAGTCTTCACAACCTGCGCTTTGCCACCAGTTACAAGTCTGAGAACTGTACCCTTTGCAACCCACTTCAAAGTAGCTGGAAGGTTGGTGCGGTCGAGGTCATAACCACCCTGTCGGCGAAGACACTGCTCTTCAAGCCAAAGTGCCTCTTTGATATCCTCTGGCTTGGTTCTATGCATAAAATAGCCTCTGTTTGACATAATTTTCTTCTTTTTAAGAGTTTAACATAATTCCTTAGAATGTCCTACTCCTTTGGAGCGTTACGCTCTGAGAAGCCTTGCATTCTCTTAATGAAATCATTCTGCTCGTCTTCGGGAGAGGTTGCCTTGGGTGCTTCAACAAAACTGCCGTTTGCTACAAGTGACTGCTTCAATGCCGTCCAATCATCGGCACATTGCTGTGCGAGAGTTTCAAGATTCTCTTCCTTGTCGAGCTGATAACGTGAACGGAACTGCTCTGGGACTTCCTTCAACTTCTCACTCTTGCTAAAAAGGTCGTTGAGACGTGCTCTTTCTTCCTTTTCCTTGTATGGAGCAATGGCGGCGGCTACAGCTTCATTAACAGCTTGCTGAGTGCTCTTCTTTGTAGCTTCGGCAATCATCTGCTGAACCTGCTCTTGCGTAAGCCCTGTTGGAGGTACTGGAGGGGTAGGAGGAACTGGCGGAGTAGGCTTATGGTTAGGGTCGTTAGGGTCAATCCATCCATCGAATTTCTTCGTTGTCTCGCTGACCGCACGATTGAATGATGATTGCATCATACCAACATAAGGTTCAACTACCGAGATAGCACTCGTTACATCCTCGTCCTTTGACTCATCTGTTAGACCACGACTTGCAACAATCAGGTCAACCAGCTTTGAAAGTTCATCCTTCTTCAAACCATACTTTGCAAATGATGTTTTGGCAGAAGTAAGCACTTTTTCTTTTATTGTCATAGTAATTCTATTTTAAACGTTAATAAATAATTTCCGATTGCAAAATTACTATTTCTATTAATAAAATAATGATAAATAATAAAGGCTGTGTAAACAAATGCAATTTTTAGCGGTTTTCTTGCGCTCTAAGCGGTTTTCTTTTAGTTTATGTATAGTTATTAAGAAACAAAAATAAAAGGCAAGATAGCCAATATTCTTGGTTACTTTGCCTTGCATAGTATCAAATCTATCTTTGCTTTGACCTTCTTTGGATTCCTAGCATCGTGATTGCTCAATCTTACAACATGATACCCGAGCCGCCATATACCCGAAGAGCGGTTACCATCCTTGCGCTTTTGGTCTTTAGTAAAATGGTAGCCACCATCGAGCTCAATAATCGTTTTTATCTCGGGCAGATATATATCAGCGAAGTATAGCTTTCTGCCTGTGACTATCGGCTGCTGTGGTATTACCTTATATCCTAACAGAGTGCAGATTTTCGCCGCAGCCTTCTCCGCATCGGTTGTATGTGAAAGTAGGTCGCAGCGAATTTGTCTGATTAAAGCCTTCGAGTATTTCATTTGCTCTTCTTTATCATATCTATCTCATCTTGTAGATAGAAGATTGTCTTACTCAAATCCTGCACTCTCTGTTCACGCTCGGAAAGATTCATTTCCTTCTTTCCCTTGCGCAAGAGATATTTGATAGCCGAACCGCAGTTGAAATCAAGGTGTCGGCAAATATCAATCGGCTCTATGCCGCAGAGTTCCTTTAACCAAGCGTAATGGTTAGGGTAATTAACCATTTTTTCCTTTTCCTCTGTGACAATAGTGCCATTTTTTGCAATCTCTTCAAACTGAATAGGGATATTCTTTCTATATGCAATATTGTATTCGTCTGCTATAATAATTGCATTCAACAATAGATTTACCTACCTTGATAACTTTCAATCTGAGAGGGCAAATATTGGCTAACGAATATCTTCTTCCTCCGATGTTGTAAACGTAAGTTTCTATTTTATCATTTACATGGACTACCATATTAGGCTCTATTGGCAAGGTAAATACCAACCCTTCACGTATCTTCATTGATTCTATCATAACTCTTACTTTTTAAAAGGTTTATTAACTAATAATGGATGCATACATCTTACAACCCTTGCTTCTGTATTGTTTTTCTTCTGATACTTGCAAAGATTGCATTCGATAGCACCGACCTTATGCAGAGCGTGTGTATATCGCCCACGCTCACCAAAAGGGCAGTCTGTTGCATATTCAATGCCGCCGTGGATAAACTCACGGACTTCATATTTGACTGCCGTATTGGGCTTCTTTTCTTTCTTTGTGTATAACATATTATCTTATCTCAATTTTGATTTTGTAAATCGACTTCTGCTTCAATTTTTCCGTGCCATCAAGCAAAAGATGAGCAATGGTGTAAGCTACGGATTCGCTGATAGCTCTCTTCGTATATTCGTGATAATTGCCGTCTTCTTTTTCTTGATAGACGTTTACACAGCCAGAGCTATCATCTGTGACAATAACCCCATTATCGGCAAACTCTAGCTTAAAATTAAGTCTTTCCATACAATTACTTTTTTTGTTCCATGAAATGTTTTTGTTGTATTAACATCATTCTTGTAATCAGATTCTGCATCTTTTCGATAACGAACTTCGGGGTTTCCGAAGTTCTGATAAAGAAAGGATGCTTTCCTCTCTTATGCTTATTGAAGAATAATGTATCATCTTCACCCTCTATCTTTACAGCAATCATGTACTGACCGATGAAAAGGTGGGAACTTCCCTCTTTTCTCTTTCGAGGTGTGGTGTACTTGATGCCGTTTTCGTCTAAGAAAGACATCAGTTTCTTTAATTTTGTCTCATTTTTCATCTTGCATATCTCCTATAGTTTAGTTATCACTTAACATTTTCTCAACTTCATCATCGTATTCGTTTCTTTTGTACCAAGTAGTGAGGTCAAAGATTACTTCCGCATCCTTTCTAAAGCTTTTGTATAAGCTCAGATATTTTTTCTTTGTTTGTGCGTTAGCTTTTCTCGCCTCGTTGAAAAAGGCAAAGTAATTTTTAAAATATTCCGAGTGTATTGTGATAATATCGGCATTCTCGCATTTTTGCATCATAAACAGTATCGCTTCTACGATAACGACTGCCTTTGAAGCGCAATAGATGTGATTTTTCTCTTTTATCACAACTTCTCCGTTCTTAATGATGATAACTGAAAATTTTCCTGTTGCGAACTTATCTTCATAATCACAACTTACATAGCACTCATATCCAACAAGTTCTTTTGCTGGTGTGAGGTAAGTATCGAGCCAATTTTTATTTTTCTCCATTTCGTATCTCCTTTGTTATTATATAATCGGGTGGGGGCATACGTGCGCCCGTTAGTTAATTATCTTTGGGGCTGTCGCCCCAATAAGGGAATAAATTAAATTAAAGCCATCAACCCTTATTTTATTATTTTTGATTTTACATAAACTACATTTTTGCCTCCTTTCTTCTCATGCCGTGATGAGATATTGATATAGCATCGTCCATCTGCATACGATAGATATTCGATTCAATGGAAAATGCACTTCTATTTTTTGCGCTTATCACAATTACCGAACCTTCAATATCCGTGATAGCCATATTATTGGTACATACCTTTTCATCGCACCTTACTTCCTTGATTCTTGTGCGCTTATTGATGATACCTCTGTTTACAAGCTGATTTGTGACTTTGAAAGCTTGGTACATCGTACCAAAGATAACATCCTTGATTCTGTCATAAGATAAACCTTTGTTATCGCTAAACTTCTTCCTCAACATACGACTTTCACGTTTGAGAGCCTTGCGAATAGTCTTCACATTCTTCCCATTCGTCCCCTTATTGTGCGTATTGATTACGTCCTCTTGCATTCTAACTTGGTTCTCTATGACAATCCTTCTCAAAAGGTTTTTGAGGGCAGGGAATGTCATCTTTGTCAAATCATCCTTGCGAAGCTTATAACTATATCCGTCATTTGAATGTATGCTGCGTGCAATGAATCTCTTCTTTCCATTTTTCTCTTCAAAACGGAAATACCCTATCTTGCAACCATATTCAAGCAGTCTCTTCAATTTATTATTGTCGATATGCAATAATTTGGCGCAATGATTGTATGATACAAGGTTAAGGTCTGATGAGCGGAATAAGAGCTTTATTTTAAGAAGCAAACAGAAGGCATCCAAGCGATTCTTATCGCTCAGAGCAAACTTAGCTTCCTGTATTCCTATTCTTATTCTTTTCATCATTATATATATATTAATGTAAAAACCAAACAGATGAAAGGTGCTATCTATCATTCTGCTTGGTTTGTATATCGAACCCTTTCACTTGTATTGATTGGGCATATATGATTCTTTTCTTTGCTTGGAAAATAGCACTTTCCTTTTCATGCCGCAAAATTATAAAGAAAATCCGAGATATTCGCTTAAAATCTATTAAAAAACTAATATATAGTATTAATAAATTAAAAATACCTATTAATAAATTTGGCAGTCTGAGAAAAAGTTATTAATTTTGCGGTATCAAAGTTAATAAAATAGCTTTTGATACATATAATTAATGTAGAAATTATTAATAAATTAAAAATAGGAGATACGACAATGAAAACAGAGATTTTAAGCAAGCAGGTCTTAGATTACATCATCAACGATGTTGAGACAACCATTCTTCGCTTGGGCATCAACGCTCAGCTTTCTATAAAGGTTGAAAAAGATTATAGAGGCAACGAGTATGAGAAGTTGGTAAGTACATCGTTTCAGACAATGCCAATGCTCTTTAAAGAGATTCACTTGGAAGGCAGTATTGCAATAAGAGATAAGGTTGATGCACCTGATGATTTCTTGGAGGTTTACGTTAATCTCGATTACTGTTATCATACATTTGGTAATTGTAGCAACGGGCATACCTTAGGTAGAATTGTCTTCGAGGTTGATAAGCAAACCAATGAGAAGATGAAGGAGAGCGGTAAGAAGAGCAATTATATTTCAATGATTGTACGCAAGGTTCAGTCACTCGAAATCTAAGAAAGGTAACGGCAGGGCTAATCACCCTGCTACTAATATAGGAGATACGAAAAAAAATGAAAAAAGAAAAAGACATGATGAATCCAAGTAATTGGAGAATCGAAGATGTAAAGAATGCGGTACAGGCAGCAGTCCTTGCCGCTAGTGGAATTATCTTAGCGTATGCCACTATCTGGCTCGCTTACTAGAAGAAGGAGGTAATATGGAGATAGTAACAACGTTGGTTAAATTCCGTTGTCGCAAAGATGTGATGATGGAACAGTCAAAGAATGCTCAGATTTTCCTTTTCAACGGAAAGGAAGGTAAGACAAAGGTATTCGTACCTAAGTCTAAACTGATTATCAAGGATGATGCCTTAGATAGCAACTATAATCTTTGCATCATACCTAAATGGGTATTCCTTAACACAAAGAACCTTTCGCAGAATGTTGAGTTGGTAGGAGAAACGCAACACATGGAGGTTCTCAATGATATTGAAGATTAATAGTATATATAGTAATAATTATTTTGTTTAACGTATTAAAAAATAGGAGATACAACAATGAACACAATGGCAATGAATTTGATGGCACAGCCAAAAGTAGCAGAGGTAGCGGTTGCAAAGCAGCCAGAGTTAAAGAGCGATAACATGAATCAGTTCTTGGATTTTGAGACATCCAAGGTACAGATTCTGACAATCGACCAGCTTGAACGCACCGAGAAAGAGAATGATGTGTACGGAAAGCCTTTGAAGGGCATCTATCATTTTGACCTCATTCATCAGGTGGAAGACTTGTGCGAGAAGCACGGCTATAAGGCTGAGATTTACGACCTCTTTGCGGCGAATAACAAAGACCGCAATACTCCAGGTGTTACCCGTTTGCCTGAGAAGGAAGCTTTGATGGGTGATAGAGCTGTAGAGGCTCATATCCTTCGCCGAGTATTCTGTAATATTCGCTTGCGTGACTTCGATAAGGGTGATGGTAATGATGAGATTACAACCAATATGGCGGTATCATTTCATCAGAAGGGTATTCAGTTAGGTATCGGTAGAAACGTAGTTATCTGTCACAATCAATGTATGCTTAGTGCGGAACATTACGCTGCTACCTACTCAGACACCAATAGCGGAAGAGGAGCTTTCAAGCTCGATGAGCTTCTTCAACGTGCTGATGCTTGGCTCGCTAATCTAAGAGGCATCATTGATGCCAATGATGAAATGATTGAGCGTATGAAGAATCGTGAGATTAAAGCACAGGAAATGTTTACCATCATCGGTATGCTGACCTCGCTCCGTGTTGCTTCTGAAACGAAATACAAAGGCATTCGCAACCCTCAGGTCATTCCTCTCAATCAGGCACAGATTGGTCGCTTGACCGAGAAAATGATGATTGCCTACTACGAGCGCAATATGGTTACCGCTTGGGATTTGTACAATGCGGCTACCGATATGTATAAGTCAACTCAGCTCGACCAGCCAATGATTCTTTCACAGAACTTGGCAATGAGTGGCTTCATTCAGAAAACATTGATTCCAAACGCATAACTACATATAAGATTGAATATAGAAAATGTCGATAACAAGAGCCTTTAAGCCGCCGTGAGGTGTCGGCTCTTTCTTTTAGAAAAGTTAAATTTAGGTTCTGATATATATTGCCGTGAGGTAATCAGTTATGTCAATTATTAGATAGATATTAATTATGGTTTTTGTTTTTGCCATACGGCGGTAGGGCTTTTTATCCCAAGGAAAACCAATCGCACGGGTGTGCGTGGGCTGTATGGTAGTGATACCGATATTCTTATCATATTTTAAAGAAAGGTGGGTGTATATATAAGTTTATTTATTCTACTGTGTTAAAGAATGTATGCGAAGACACTCCGTAATAAGCAGCTCTTAATAAGCGGAGGTTGGCGAGGGTTCGATTCCCTCTCTTGGGGCTAATTTAAAGAGAAAACGATTATGGCAAAAGCTAGTGGTGGAACGAGAGCAAAGAAGCCCTCAAATAAAAGTTCTGATTATATATCAGAAAATCAATATCAATCTCTTGTTGATTCTATTAACAAGAACGAGATTCCAAATAACGACCTTTGGGAACAACTTTCAAAGGAACAGCAAGAGCTCGCTCTTATGGAAGCAGGTTTTAGTGGTGCTATTACCGATGATTTGGAAAATGGAACGGTGTATATCGAAGCAGAGAAGAATGATTTGGTATCTTCTTTCCAAGAAGACCTTGTGAATGAAATGCAAGGTTACGGAATGGATGATTCAACCTCTTGGACTATCCTTTATAAGGATGGTAGTAAGAAATATCTTAGTCATGATATGGAGAATGATTTCGATGATACTCATATCACGAAAGATATGTATAAGCAAGCATATACAAATGCAAAGAATGCCTTGAAGCTAAGTAATGTGGCTGCAATTATCAAATCCGATGGATATGAACAACCACGATATTATGTAGCAAAAGGCGGTGAAAAGCAAATGCGTGACTATGGCTTCGAGTTTTGGAAGAAAGGTCGAGGTGAAAAGAAACGTAACTACATTCAAGATGATTGGGTATAATTTTAAAATATATACAATATGACAGATTTTAACGGAAAATTAAACTTGCTGAAGCTCAAAAGAGCTGGCGTTATGCAAATACCAGGGCGAACCGAAGTGCTTCGCTGCTTGGTTATCCCTATTGAAGAGAATAATATCTTCATTGGTACGGATGAAAATAATCGTCCGAAGGCTGCTTATCTCGACCTTACCGCTTGGGCGTTGAAGAACCCTAAGTATGAGGAAACTCACATGATTAAGCAGTCGTTGCCTAAAGAGGTTCGTGAGAAAATGACAGATGAGAAGAAGAAGGCGATGCCTATTCTCGGTGGTTTGAAACCTGCGAACTATGAAGCCCTGAATGGAGCATCTACTTGCGATGCTCCTTTTGCACAGGCGCAGGATTTAAACGATTTGCCCTTTTAGTATAAGAGCTTTCTTAGATATAGGATTTAAGTTAGTTTTAGATTATTAGAAATATGCGTAGCAGAACGAGTAATTGGTTTGAGGTAGGAATCCGCTACCAGAAGACCCAAGAAGATGGTTCAGAGAAATCTGTAACCGAAAAGTATGCGATTGATGCTTTGTCCTTTACGGAAGGTGAGAGCGCAATCACGGAGGAAATGGCTGCTTATATTAGCGGCGAGTTCAAGGTTAGGTCAATGCAAGAGGCTTCGTACAGAGAGGTATTCTTCTCTGATAAGGATGATGATGATTGCTGGTACAAGGCAAAACTGCAATTTATCATCATTGATGATAAGTCAAATAAGGAGAAGCGTAGCAACGTGACTTATCTCGTGCAAGCAAAGTCTATGCACCGAGCAATCAGTAACATTGATGAGGTGATGGGGAAGACCATGATAGACTATGAAATCATCGGTCTCAGCAAAACCAATGTTTATGATGTCTTCGAGCATAAGACAAAGGAGGAGAAGGAACAGAAGTCTAACGAGGAAAAGAAGGAGGAGTAAATTATGGCAAGACCTAAGAAAAATGGCGCAGAACAGCCTTTGAATTTGGATGGCAATAATATGCCTATGGAGAACGAGAACGCTCAGCAGAGCCAAGAAAATACGGCTCAGCAGCAAAGTGAGGAGCAAGTTGAGGAAAATGAGGAAGAGTATGAACTTCCTTTTGAAATAGAGGATGGAGTTCCTTTCCCTATTGACGATAATGGTTCGTTCATTATCTACGCTCCTACTGATATTGAAACCCGTAAAGGTCGAATCCCTGTAAAGATGGGTATTACTCTCAGAGAGGGCTATCGTGGCTTGATTGTTCCAATCAAAGCAAATGCTCTTTATGGCATTCCTACGGAATCAGATTACCGCTTACAACATTCCGATGTGATTTCAACGCAAGTAGGGGAGGAAGAAGAGGTAATGCTCGTACTCTCTATCAATGACGAGACAATGATACAGGAGCAGACAAACTTCGGTTCACGCTCCCGTAATCTCATTATCCCGAAGGGTGCTCCGCTTGCTATTCTTATGATTTTTAAGCTGTGAAATATATAATTGCGGATGGAGGTCTATTCTATAGTATCTCCTTCCGCTCTATTAAGTAACTATGACAGAAATAGAACGTAAAATGCGCAGAAGCAAATACGGCAAGACTTATTATCAGAAGCATCGTGAGGCTTGTATTGAAAGAGCTAAGGCTTGGTACAATGCTCATAAAGAGCATCGTAGGCTGTATATGCTTGCGTATAATAGTAAATAGTGTTTGTATGGATAAGTTGGATAAAATTAAAGAGTTGAATACTCAATATAAACTGCTGCGAAATAACGGAATGGTCGTTGAGGTGAAACTCCTTACTAATATCGGTGATTACAGCATAAAGAATCCGAATGTTATCAATAAGGTACTTGACTTGCTTATCCGTGAATCACAGAAACAGATAGAAAGTGAGGTGAATGAATGATAGAATTAAGTAATAGACCAACAAGGGCAAAGAGGGTCGTTGTGGTTCAACTGAAAGATAAAAAGCCTGAACCTTTCCGTACCTGCCCAGAGATTTATTTGAAGTACGATAAAGAGAAGATTGGCATCTGTCTTAATGCTTTGTGGAATGCCCTTGCTAAAGATGGTTGCTACGAGAATAAAAAGTGTAAAATCTCTTATCAGAGTATTGAACAATTAAAAACATTGGCATGGGAGTAAGTAATAAAGGGTGTTGTGTGCTGAAATATCCTCATTCTATAGATGATGAATTGTTGGCTCTGTACGCACAGGGTCTTACGATTACAGAAATCAGCGAAAAGGTTGAAATACCTTATGAAACCATTCGACGGCGATTGAAGGAAAAGGGCGCAAAGCCTGCATCACCTAGATTTGTCGCTAAGTTTGGAGATATTCGTTATCTCGGTCATCGTAAATACTGGAGCGAAGAAGAGGAGCAGAGATTCAAGGAATACTTTCCTTTTCATACAAATGAGGAGGTCGCCGAAGAGTTTTGCTGCAAACTTAGGCATGTAAAGAATAAGGCACGCCAACTTGGTGTATCTAAGGATAAAGAATGGCTTCATTCTAAAAAAATACACTCTTTAAAGATTGCTTACATTATGTCTAAATCAAGTAATAAAAGGATGTTATTTAAGGAAGGTAACAACTATGGCTGTAGATTCAAAAAAGGCAATACCATCGGATATAGGTTTAAGAAAGGGTTTAAGTACGATAAAGAGTTTTGGGAGAAATACAGAAGGGGTGAAGTAGCTTTGCCTTGATTACATTTTTTCTTAGTATATAAAATAAATACATTATGAAATTTAATAAGGATTTACCAGCACATTTGCAAGTAAAGACAATTATGCAAAACTTCGATAAGAAGCAAGCTGAATGCGATGCGCTCAAAAAGGAAAACGAAGAGTTGAAAAAGAAGCTAGAGCAGAAGGATATTCTGTATCGTAATATGCTCAATCGCTTTAGTAACATGAGTACTCAGACAAATATTGACTATAAGGATAGGTATGAACAGCTCAAAGCCAAAAATGCTGAGAGCGGTATGCGATATAGCAGAATCCTTATGGATTTAACCAAAGCTAACGGAATGCTAGAATCCATTAAAGCTATTATGAATAGCGCAAATGAAAAGATAGAAGCATTTTGCTCTGATACCGAACAGGAAGATAACAAATCTGCTATTGTTGTGAAAGGTGATAATGATTCATCTTTCCCTAATACGCAATCCAAGAAGTTCGTTAGCTATGTAAGGGAAATTATCGCTAACTTCAAAGAAACTGGCTCTCTTCGAGGAATTGGCATGATTGCAAGAGAATATGGTGTTAGCTCATTGACTAAGGAGCAGTTCTTCCGCTATGTATTGAACAACGAGGTTGTAACTGATGAGTATATCATCAGTGTATATGAAAAGGCTAAAAAACATTTATAACTATGACAGATATAACTATTAAACAGTATAACAATGGCTACTTCGAGGTCTTTCAAGGCGATAAAAGTAGCGGTGAACTTAGTTTTGACGAAATGTTAGGACTGATAACGTCTCTTACTATGCCTGAACGCTGTCCTTGCTTGCTATGGATGAAAACCAAGGAGCAGCGTGATGCCCAAGAAGTCGTTATCACTCAGATAGCGAAATATCCTATATTTGAAAATGCTAAAAAGAAGAAAGGAAAGTAAGAATGAAAGAAACCAAGTATAATAATGATGTACCTTACGAGAGAGTAGTATTGCGAGTATTACAAAACTACTCTCAGATGCAAATCAAGCTTTATCGCCTACAGTGTAAGGTAAGAGAGCAGAGTGATAAACTTGTATTTTGTAACAACGTTATCAATCAATTCAAAAAGGCTATCAATGAATTGAATAATGATGATTATAAGAAGGTTGTTGCCGAGCGTGATGAGCTTCTCAGAAAGAACAAAGAACTTTCTCGTCAGTTGAAGATTTACGAAGGTATGCGTAAGTACTTCAATAGCGAGGTGTCAAAATTAGAAACTGATAAATAATATATCAATATGAAGAAGATTTTATCTTGGTGCGGCTCTCATACTGAGCTGCTGTGTGCATTCTTTCTATTAGGATGCTGTATCAATAGTGCGGTCAAAGAGGGGTGGTCTGTGGCGATATTGTTCTTGCCGTTTATCGCTATGTGGATATTTGTCTATCGCTTACAGAAAAAGAGCGAAGAGTTGAAAGAAATCAATAAGCAGCTTGAAAAGGCTTACAAAGAAAAGACTTTGGCGTTTATCAGAACTGATGATTTGAAGATGCTCTACATGTATAAGTATTTATTGGCTCAAAATAATGTGGATTTATGTAAGCGAAAGATAAACTGTACGAAGTATCTTGAAAGAAGAGAATATTATGAACGTATGATTGAATTTTTCGTTAAGGATATTAAGGCTAAAGAAATGCAATAATGAAGTACGATGAGTTTTTAAAGAAGGAGAGTCAGAAGAAAGGCAGAAGCAAACCACGGCACATTGAATCGCAGATTCAGATTCAGATGGTGAAGTGGTTTCGCTTGCAATATCCTCATTACATCATTGCTGCCATCCCTAACGGAGGACAACGAAGTGCGCTTGAAGCGAAGATTATGAAGGGTGAGGGCGTTTTGGCTGGCTTCTCCGACCTTATTATCATAGCAAATGGAAATGTCCTATTTGTGGAAGTTAAGACGAAGGACGGATATCAATCTGATTTGCAAGCCAAATTTCAGTCTGACGTTGAGCGTTTAGGCTTTCAGTACAGCATTTGCCGCTCCTTGGATGAGTTTATCTTAACCATCGAAAAATGGATAAAAGATAAGTTTTCTGTGTAAAAATATCGGATTTCTTTGGTTTTGTATTAATTTCTATTAAAATATTAATAAAATGCTGCGGAAAATTTGGTAGTTTCAAAAGAAATTATTAATTTTGCGGTGTAAATAATTAATAAATGGTTTAACAATTAAAAGATACGACAATGGGAACAAAGAAAATTGCTCGATTCAGATTTACGGTATTTGCCCATATTTTCAATAGTTGGGATGAGGTTGTAAGTTATTACGAAAGACTTGTAGAGCGTGGTGAATGTGTTGTACTTCCTACTGTTTCATTTTGGGATGGTAAGGTAAGAACCAACAAGTGGCACGCACAGGTTAAAGAGAATGGTAAAATTGAGTTTACAGAAATTAAATTATAGGAGATACGACAATGATTACAATTATCAATAAATACACAGGCGAGGTTATCACCAAGTACTCAGGTGCTTTGGTAGGTGAATCTACAGAAGATTCTTTTATCGCCAACGCAAAGGGTTCGGGTACGTTCAGAGGACGTTGGAATGCTGTAGTGGAGTATTTTATTCCTCTGAAAGGCTTGAATGCCACACAATGCCTTCTTAAAAGCCAATACGCAGTGAAGGAATGTATGAAGAAGAAATAATTAACGTTTAAATATAGGAGATACAATTATGGAAATCAAGGTAAATATACCACAAAACGATTATGTTCAACCAACCGAAGTTAGAGAGGAGGTCGTACAGGCAATCTGTGATGCCTTCTTATCTAATAGTTGTTGGGATATTTTTCATCCTTTCTCAGGTGCAAATAATGGTAGCCGAGCTGCTACAAGACGTATTAGTTTGAGCAATCCACGCTTTAGTGGACACACCAATGGTAAGGATATGGTTAGAATACATGGGTGTGAAATGAAAGCTGCCTTTGAGGCGTTGATAAAGGCTGGTTATCACATGTATAAAGTGTATGAATATGGCTCTTGGATGGGGTATGCGTGTGATAAGAAGCCTTTCCGTGATGGTGCATCTGAGGTTCTTACATTTAACGACTTTATTGATTAAGCTTATGTTTATAGAATTTAAGAATTTATATGTAGCGTTCAGAAAGGAGTTTCCTTTGGCTGTTGTGTATTTCAATAAGTGTGATAGTGAACGTTTCTTGAAGGAGCAAGGAACGGCGAAATCTGGCTCGTATAGCTGTTTCAGTCCATTGATTGCTATCGTTGATTACGTTCCGCAGAAAGCTAGTTGTGAGATAACCTTTACTGATTATCGCATTCTTAATAAAGAGGAGAAGGAAGATGCCTTAGATACTCTTAAAGGAAGCAATCTTACTATCAATGATAAAGGGTTTATTTCCTTCCTTGATTATAAGCAGATTTGCTTTGAGGTGGACGGGGAGATACTTACCTATGATGATTTCTGTAAGTATGAACCACCTAAGGGTAAGGTATTCAAGACAGTCTTTGATAATGGCTACTCTTACTATGGTTCAGAGCCTTTTAAAGGTGATGCCAAGAAATACGCCGATACTGTTATCAGAATTGCTGAAAAGATTGGCTGTCTTTGGTTTGATTGGAGAATGGGTTTCAGACTTAATAATCTTCTCAACGTAGATGTGATTTACGGCAAAGATGAAAGTTATTCAGTAGTATCTAACACATAATGACTATGGAAGAGATTGAAGAAAAGAAGTTTGTCATAGAAGCAAAGGGTGAAGTGCCCTTTGCTCAACGCACGGGTGATGGCTACGAGCTATTCAATAACGAACGAACAATGAAGTTCTGTGCAAGAAGACAACAGATATGGAATAATGAAACGGGCGAGCAAAAATCTTGTTTTGCCGTTTTCTGCTTCGTTAAAGAAGATGATGGATGGGTACAAGGTGATAACTATCATCAGACAGAAACCATCACCTCTTTCGTTAAGGATTTGAATATCTCTCCTTACTTTACCAATGTGGTAAAGGAATATCGTGAACAGATGGATATTACAGAAGAATGGAAGGTTGAAAAATGGGAACAGGAGAAATATTAATCGTTATAGGCGCAATCGTTATCGCATTCAGCAGCGTTACCGCTGTTGGGGCGATAAGCGGAAAGATAGAAGGTGTTATCACTCTTAGTGAAAGATTAGGCATCACGGCATTCTTGATGATTCTATTCGTTATGGGATGCGTATTGCTTGACAATGGAATAATCATCATAAATCTGTAACTTATGAAATTTGACGTAGATACAAAGGTTTCAGTTGATGTTCAAGAACTCTTTGAGAGAATGAGCGATGCCACCAAGTTTCCTTTATGGAACAGAATATTACATACGCTAGCGATGATTCGCTAGTTCAAGAGTTAGTTAATCGTGGTTATGAATTAGTTAAAGGTTGATTTGTTATGGCAAAAGTAAGTTTAGACCAAAAAGCTCGCAAGGCGAATGGTAATGACCGTTCCTGTGGTAAGTGTAATCATTATCCTTGCCCAGATGCAATGTTTAAGGTTTGTTCTGAAGCATTCATAAAGGGCTATAAGAAAGGCTATAAGCAAGCTAGCGTTGAATATAATAAAGAGAAAGAAATTTCAAAAAATACAATCATTTAATCAGTGTATAGTATATGGATAAGAAAGATATTAGTCTAACAGTCACACTTGAACTCGGTGGCGACCTTTGCGGTATGACTATAAAGGATAAGAATGATAAAGTGGTACAGTTCGAGGATTTGGCACGTAGTGAGCAAATTAAGATTCTCAACTGCCTTAGTCAGAATTACAACTGCCTTGTGCGGTTCTTAAAAGAAAAGGAGGGATAAGGTATGGGATTTGTTATTTTTATGGTGGTTATTGTGAGCGTAGGCGTATTTGCTTGCCTCATTCAAGGTAATGGAGATAAGGAGGAGTAGAGTATGGGAACACCTATTTTATTAGGCAATCACAATGATTGCAAGATAGATAAAGGTAGATATGTAGAAACCGATGTTTCGGGCTACAAAGCCGTTATCTATGTGCCGAGCGGTATTGATAACGAGCAGATTCAGAAAGCCCTTGATTACGCTTATTCTACTCTCTGTCAAAGCTGCTATATGGAGTTTATCTTGGCAGACTGCTTCCTTTTTATCTCTAAGGAGATTTTTGATAAGAAGAAGGTGTTTAAGTTCAATCTTAAAAGGCATTTTACCGATTGTCAGAAATCTATCCATGATACGATGAAGTTGTATGAGCGACACATGGATGAGGATTACTATAATGAGTATTCTACTTATCTGTGGGATTTGATTAAGGATAAGGTTGAGAAGTTACGAAAGATGATTGAAGATAAGCTTCGTAATCTGAAATGCAAGTATAACCCTTATCTCTGCTCGTATGTCATTATGATTCAGAACCTCGTACAGCAGATTAATGATACCCATATACACGTTATGGAGATTACTGAAAGGGAGTATGGAGTTGATATTGCTTCAAGCTATGAGAATCATCGGGCTAAGACGGCATTCACGCAAGCGGATAACTGCTTATACGACATCATGCACGATGAAGCCGAAAAGTTCCGTGATAATATCGTTAAAGATAAGAAGGTTATCGCCGTATGGTCTGATATAACAAGAACTCTCTATGACCCTATCAACGCAAAGAAGGCTCGTTTCTCGGCTTTCTATAGTATGCCTAAGGAAACGCAAGCTCTCTATAATTTGCGAGAGGAGGATGGCTTCTGCGAGCCTAAAAAAGGTACTAAGAAATTCAAGAAAGGAGCGTAAGGTATGGATAAAGAAGATATGCGTAGGCTGATTTCGTATGGGAATGTTTACTCTAAAGATACAAAGAAGAGACTATCTGAGATAACTGTTGAAGAATGCCTTAATTTTATGGAATTTAAAATATGGAATCGTAGAATATATGCTCTACCAGTACTTGATTGTAATCGATTTCTCATTTTACCAAAATAATATATGTTGTATCTCTTGGGGGTAGCGGTCTCGGCTGCTGCTCCCTTCTAAAAGTTTACACAGCATATATTAGTCCTATTGTAAGTAAGAGGAGAATTGATTATCTTTGCATAAAATAATAATTTAAATTCAAAGAATATGAGCAAGTCAAGCGGTGGTACTCGCACCATAAGCAGCAATAATGCTGCGCAGAGTAGACACAGAGCGTTGCTAATGCAACGACAAACGAGAATAGCTCTAATGTAGCAAAAGAAGTCGATGTAAAGGCTTACAACGCCAACATTGAAAAGTTGAAGACGCAAGCCCTTAAAGGCGGTATTCCAAAAGTTGGTGAAAGCCGAACAATACAAATCGGTGATAAAGAATGGGTGGTTAGCGTTCATCAGGGCGGCAAAAATCAGTATGTCGCTGATTTAAAAGAAAGTAATAATTATAAAAATAGTATGATGCACGTAGTGTATTATACAGGAACCAAAACACCATACGGGGCATCAAGAAGAAAAGATGCTGTAGATGAGTTCCGCTCTACGATAAATTATTTATTCAATAATATGAGTCCACTTGAAAAAGTGGGTTCTATTTAAATTAAACAATAGCCTTGGGCAGTT